GCTTCCTTTCTTCTCTTTTCTCCGTTCACCTTACCGCCTTTTGTTTGCCCGGTGGTTGTTCCGCCTAAAGAGGTGCACCAGTTGCCGGATTTTGAGTAAAAGCCACCTTCTTCTTTTATTTTTTGTTTTTTTACAGCTAATGCGCTGCGTGTCCTTTCCTGGATTAATTCACGTTCAACGGCCGCGCCAAAACTGAAAGCATACAGTATCATTTCGTCTATTGCTTTCATATTGCCGCAATTCAAATCCAAATTCATTTGTACGATTACAAGGCGAATTTTACGCGGTTTTAGCTCGTCGTTGATTAGCTTGTTAATATCTCCCATCGAACGCCCCAAACGGGAAATTTCGGCTACTATTAGCATATCTCCAGTCTCCAGCAACGGAAGTACATCAGTGCCTAATTTCCGTTTCTTATAGGTTACACCGCCGGATATTCCTTCTTCCGTTATCACAATGTCAGATTTTAAACCGTTTCTTTTCAACCATTCTTGGACGGTTCTGTTTTGCTGCTCCAATGTTTGTTTGTCGGTGGATATACGACCATATTCTACTACTTTCATAAATTATTCCTTAGATTAAAATTCGTTTCGGCAATGGTTCGCCAATCTTATACAGTTCTACGCTTGTAACTTCTTGTGTTTCTTTAAGCAGGTTTATCCCATCGCTGTAGAAGTTTAGCAACCTTATAGCTTCGAATGCGTTGCATGGTTGAAGCATTATAGTTCGTCCTTTCTCGTTAATCTGAATGAAATAATTCTTTTCCATAATCTTTTTGTTTTTAAGTTAGTAAATAGTTCCGCCCGTGGAACTTGCACCACTTGCAAGGCTTTCAACCTTTGGCGGATAATTCGGTTTAAAAACCGTTATTTCCTGTCATTTCCTTCATGCAACCCACTACAAGCCACACGATAACGCATACAAAAAACATACTCCATTCCTCCTTGTTTTAGTTATTAGAAAATTTGATTTGCTGTCTCTCCCAATCGTATGTAAATGTGGCTGCATGGCGTTCACGGTCGTACACAAACACTTGATAACCTATTAGCCCGTAACAGCAAAATAATGGTTGTGTACACAGCATTATGCCGTTCCATGTCTTGCCGTTCAGATACTTTTCCCATGCGAATTTCCCTGACTCAATGGCGTTTTTTAATCTGTTCATATCTTTATAATTGTTATTGATTCGTTTTTAATATCCTTTTTCCACAATCCCGGCAGCCGTATTACTGCCGGGGTGTCATAAGATGATATGTTGGCAAAAACCCCAACAATGTATCTATGCTAATTGTGGCAATATATTTCTTTCATTGTCTTAATTCTCTAAACGAAACCGTTTCAAAATCACTCTTAATAATCTCTATCTGTACAGACTTCACAAATCGGTTTAACTCCTTGCGAATATTCTTCATTTGTTCAAATGATACGGTTACGATATTTCCAGCAACTAACAAGTTGCGCAAAATGTTGTCTAATTCTTTACGTCTCATAATCTAATGTTTTTAAGTTAATACTATGATTTTATTCAGCGGCAACAAGTTTTCCACCTTCCACTGTAATAAATCGTATTACGGGTCTCCTCCCCAATAGATAAGAGTCGCCGAATAATGTATATCCGCAAAAACTATTATACTTTAACGAATTTTTCCCGACTGTTTTAGATTCTCCGTTATGAAACACCGTATCTCCTTGTCTAATCTGTGAGATATGCACTTTCTCACATTCGAATAAATGCCCTTCCTTGTTAATGGGCCTTGCTATTTTTCCCATACTAGTTAATGTTTTTAAGTTAATAAATAGTTCCTAGTGGCGGTGTTGCTCCGCCTTCCTACATTGGTTAATCTTGTTCTATCGTCCACTCTTTTTTTACGAAGCCTTTAAAGCTGCCAAACGATTTTCTAAACGCTGCTAACGCTTCTTTCTTCGTCTTGCCGTAATAGCAATAACGCGCCCCATTGTGAAACTCTACTGTTAACTTATATTCTTTCATATCTTTAAAATTTATCTGATTCATCACTTTTGTTTATAAATTCGCGTAGCTTATCCCTGTCGGTGCCGGAAATGAATATCACGGCACCGAATAACAAAACCAACAAAACCATATTCAGCTAATTAAATGACCGTCTTTAATCGTCCGTTACCATCCGTAAACCCGTTAAGTGTTTCCGCCTCTTTTTCGGCTTCTTCTTTTGTTTGGAAGAATCCCACCGGGCAATTATCCAAGGTATCTATAACGTACCAACCGCGTTTAGGCTTGTTTTCCGTTATGTATCGTTTCCCTTTTACTTTTTTCTCGTAAAATTCTACGTTCTCATCCATTGGGGTGTAATATGATGAAACGCTAAGCGTGCCCGATTCTATTTTGTTATTAAACTCAATTATACCGGGTAAATCGTTTTTTAAACTACTTTCCACGCTTACACCGTCATAGGTTACGCCGTACTTACGTTCCCCATCCGTATATACATTAAAAACATCTCCCGGTTGTATGTCCGCGCGTACTTTCGCGATGGTTATGATTCCCGCGCCTTCAATATCGTAATAACATACACCGTTAAAGTTGCCCGTTTCGGTTAAATGGATATTACCTAACTTCTCCGGTTGTTTCGTTTCTTCCTCTAATTCCGGGATGTATATTTCTTCAGGAAGTGCCGGAAGTTCTTCCACGGCTTCCACCTTTTCGGAAGCCATCAGGTTGCGCACTTCGTCCGCTTTCTTCTTGCTGAATATCCATCCAGCACGCTTTTCGCCATTATAGTTTAAAGACGGGTTAAAGCGTCCGCCCAGTTCCTTTAACTGGTCTTTGACAGCTTTCGTATCACCGAATACCGCTATAGCCTTTTCGGAGTAGTCCACGATTTCCAGACCTTCAACCGTCACGGCTTCCATTTCTTTGGCTTCCTCAACCTTTTCAGGTTTAACGCTGCTTTTCTTCGCTTTCGGTTCTATAACCTTATATTCATCACTTACTTTTATACTCAGATAAAAATTAGTATCGAAATAGTCTTGCATACCGTCCGAGTCATCATAACGGAAAGAACTAGCGTAATTTGATACAGCATTTAGCGATGCGAATACTTCTGGTGTTAACTCGTCTTTCCATGCCTTCACGTTGGACATCGTGGACATATAACCACGTTCCGCACTTCTTGATCCTTCAACGAAAGGAACACAAGGACCGGATTTTAATTCGATATACATTGAATCAGTGTACATGCTCCATTCAGAGCGGACAGAGAATTTAAATTCCGGAAAATTCTTCTTTGCATAAGATCTAACCTTTGCAGCGATTTCTTTAGTACTTAACTTGCTGTCATAGTTTGAACCAGCCCAACCATTTGCGGTATAAAAACTCATTGCTTTCATAATGCTATAATGTTTAATGTTAATAATTCAATTCATTACAGCGTGATTTTGATTATTGAAGAATTACGGCTATATTTGCGCCATGGAATTAAAAACCGTTGGCGGGTAACGCCTTACATTACCCACCGTTTGAGAACTTTAAAACTTGATCATTATATAAAGGCTAAAGAACCAAACACGAATACAGACTTTAATTTCCATAAACGAACGGTTTTATAGGCTAATGAAAGTTAGCCGCTTTCGGTGGATTATTCCACCTATCCAGGTGTAGCAGGCTTCCAACTGTTACACCTTTTTTATAACCGAAACAACAAATCAAAAATTAAATGGGAGAATATTTGCAAGTAAGAAGTTAAAGAAGTATTTTTGTCTCCGTATATGGAGAGTACTTACTTTAAGTATTCCAACTTACGAGAGCCTTAACATTGCCGTGTTAAGGCTCTCTTTTTATTCCAACATTTAACAACACGCTTTGGGCGTTAACGTTTGCCCCTGTAAAAGAATAGGACTTGAATATATCACCTTTCTTCCTTTCACATTGCGAAGATAACGCTTTTTTATCAAAATACAAAATAAAACACATGATATTTTGTAAGTAATTATAAATAAATACATGCTTTATAACATACGTTTATAAGCCAATATAACGCTTCTATATGGCGGTATATTTTCACCTTCGCAATGTATCGCGTTTACCTTTATTCGCCTATATCGCGCATATTGAAGCCATATGCAACGAAGCAAACGAGCGTTGCAAACCGTTGTAGTACAATACAGGCAGCCAACTATAAACGCTATGCCCCTCCCCCCCCTATACCAGTGCAACCGTAAGCATCCGTCCTCTCTCTCATTTTTTTTAATTTTTTTCTGATTTTTTCTCTCTTCCTAATCGTTTGAATATTTTATCTAAATCAAAACACATAAGCTGTAACATAATATTATCATATTATATGAGTTATTGTTTTACGTTGATGCTTCTCTATGCAGTATGTGTATGAACCCCTTTCATTATATTCATAATAAAAGGGAGAGCGGTGTTCGCTTCGCTCACTTTTTTCTTTATGTTACTTTCTTTTTTATAGGTTTTGGATTAGACATTTTTCCTTTATTTATATAGGGTATGTCTAATATGCAATGAGGTAGTACTATGCAATGCAAGGTATATTTCAAGTATTCTTTTACTTTTAAGATTAAAAGCTCAATATTAAAGCGGATTTAAATATATCACAGTGATAAATATTAAAGTAAAGCTTTAATATATGAATTTAAATTATTATATTTGCGTGTATTATAATAGAATAACATGAATGAATACAAGTTTTATATGATGCATTATGGCGAGCTTGGTGCCGGTTGGAAAGACTTGGAAACAGATTTCCCAGGTTTAAGGTATAAAGAATGTACAGGTCTTAATTCGTATGGAGAGCCTACAAATATGTATGCAGAGGATTTTGCCGAGACAAGCAAGGCGGAAGTGTATGTTTCCAGCACACCGGCACACAAGCAGACAACTATAAAACTGACATTGATATTCTTGGAGGATGATACCAAGGATGATAAGTCTTACCATGACTTTATGGCTTTCATTACCGGTTCTAAGATTGCCTACCGTGATACAGCGAGGAAGAGAAAGGTCCTGATGTACCTCTCAGGAGCCACAGAGCCTAAAAGCGATACCCTTTACGGGCAGAAATATAAGGAAGTGACGTATACGTTCAAGAACGTATACGGGCATTCCTTCGGATATGACGAAACTTTTCCTAACGAATAAAATTAAATTATGAAGAATCAGACACTTTCTATCGAACAAATGCTCCATTTGAAAGAGCTTGGAGTTGATACGAGCAAGGCAAGCATGGTGCTTATCGCTACAGGCGATGATAGTTGCCCATTGGACTGGGAAACCGCTTTGGAGGCAATATCTACACATTTGTATGAGGTCAGTTTTGAATTGTTCGATGCGGACTCCTCCTATTACGACCATTCATATCGGGAGGATTGCGGGGTGTTCACTTTGCAGGATATTATCAATATGTTACCTGAAAACGTTCCATGTAAATATGCGCGTTATCCATTAGGTAAGGCATGTCTTGAACTAGGGAAAGATTATGCAGGGTATTCCTATACTGATATGAACGATGAGCATGATTATGAGGTTTGTTTTGGAGGGCATGAAGATATTCTTGTTGAAGTCTATAATTTGCTTTGCTGGTGTGCGGAAAATGGATATTTGAATAACAATCAAACAAAATAACGATATGTTTTTGGAAGAAGAAACTTTATCAGAAGCATTATCCTTCGCGAAGTGCAAGGATTTGCCAAAGAAGTTCAATCCCGAACTGGGGCTTACTTGGATATTGGCTATCGCCCTTATCAAGAAGAAAAACCTTATGAATGCCTATGCCATTGTTGAACAAAGGGCTGACGGACTTATCCAGTACAAGAAGACATTCGGGCGGCTTTCTCCCATTGATGGTCTTATCTCCATCCATCCGTATATGTACGTGGATGAAGAGGCATTGGGAATGGCTATGAAAGCAAACAGACGAACTATCGCCATGCACTATACTGATGCAGCGGACGACATCATTGATTCGGACGATGAGAAGTTCAAGGTGTACCAGTTGCAGTATGCGATGGATATGCAGAAGCTGAACATGAACCAGGAGAAGCCTAGATTCGGGAAGTCTGTTGTTGATGAAGCGGAGGAAGCGGCTAATCCGGTTGTTGAGGAAGTGTTGAAGGAGAATGAGGCGGTGGCGACAATTGAGGACGAAGGAGAGTGTGTTATCGAGGTCGAGGACGCTAAGACAGCGTTCAGACCGAAGAGAGGTAGAAAGACTAAAACGGAGGAATAAGGTATGGCAAATAACAAGGAACAACAAGGATTTGAATTCATCATCAAAGAAAGTGATGTGTTGGAGAGAGAAAACTTCGGCTCGTTTGAGATTGTAATCACGAAAGGATATGCCTGTTTTAAGAACTACACAGGATTCCGGGTGTTCACTACCCCGTACGCTGTGGGATTGGACGGTGTGGCACATGAAACATCTCTCTATGCGTGGTTGAAGTATATGGTGGACTTCAAGAAATCCATCAAAGACAAAGAGAATGAAATGTTCGGGGAAACTACTTCCACCAACAAGGAGTTCTTGGACGGTATGAAGGTGCTTACCGAAGCGAACCTTATCAAGCCTATGGCTGTGTTCACAGATATTAATGAAGCGCAGAAAGAAGCCGAAAATTATATAAAGTGGATGGAAGGTCAGATGAAAGATTTGAATAAAGCAATGAACACTACGCCACCTGAAGAAGATTTGAAGGCGAATGCTGAATTTGAGCAGAAGGTTATCATGGCAGAAGAGGCTAAGGAGGTATTCGATGGAAGTGTTGAAACCGAGGAAAGACAGGTATAATCCTGATAATACTTACCGTATCTATATCAATATAGGTAATCATCCGGGTGCGAAGTGGGTATCTTTCAAGGACAAGGAAACCGGGGAGGTTACTAAGGGTATATTCTTGCCTGACTGGGAAACTGGAGGCATACGGATAAGACATGGACAAGTCAAGTTTGAAATTAATGCAATACCCGTAAAAGGAAAGATAAATACTCATGTGCTTATTCCTGCTGTATATAAAGGTATTGATTGTGGACTTGGACTAAGCATAGGTAATAAGGTGACAGACTTTAAGAAGGCTGTTATTGGAAACATGTATATATGCGGAGAAATACTTAATGAAGACCAAAAGAAAATACTAGAAAAGTATGTCAGAAGAAAAGGATTCTTTAAAATCGGGCGTTATAAGAAAAGTTGAGCGTATCGTGTGTGATTGCGTAAATAAAGTATTCTGCAATCAGGACCCTGTATATCCTTCAACTATCTATGAAGGAAGGACAAACATTATTCTTACAGGGAGGATTGCGAGAGGTGCAGTTTTTGCCGTATTGCATAACAGGTTCGGAATCTCATACGGTAATATTGCCAAACACTCAAAAATTAGCAGCAGGAACATTATACGGTCCGTAAAGACTTATAAGAGCATTCCTGATTCGGACAATGCCGTAATGATGATAAAAGAGCTTATAGAAGTTGAACTAAAAAAATTCCCAATTTTATGAATGATTTACTTTCTTTTAAACGTAATGTCATGATGCTCGGTCTTTGCACTGGATATAAGAATAAATGGGACGTAGCTACAAGTAAGGAAGCGTTAATGGATATAGCTTTGGATTCAAACGGTGTGGAGCTGTTGACAGATGCTCATAGCTTTGGATTCGGTATGGATATTCAGTATATGGAACGAACGTTTTCTGACTATATTAATGGCAAATGGAAGCGGAGCAAGGACGGATATACTTCGTGCCTGTATGTGGACTTTAACGGGCAAATAGAGCAGGATTGCACGCTTACTACGGTGCTTGCTTCAAAGGTTGAGTTCCATGTTCCGAAAGGGAACGTTTGCAAGCTGTATGTGGGTGCAAAATCTACTGTTAACATTACCGGAGAAGGCACTTGCTATGTGTACTCATACGGTCACAATAAAGTGACCGGCAGGTTTAAGTCAATGAATTGTATAACTAAGTCCGAATGGGCTAAAAATTGATTATTATGGATAATTATTATGTTAAACAACCGGTTAAGGTGATTGGCTATATTGTGCATGAGCCGACAAGGTCAAGTATTCCCGTTTATGATAAAATAGGATTGTTCAGAAGGCTTATGATTAAGGTTTGTTTCGGACTTAAATATAAGAAAATATGAAAGAAACAGAATATTGTATTGGTGATTTTCTGTATGGAATCCCATCAAGTAAAGAATCGGAAATGTACAATCCGATAGATAAAAGAGTTTTCATTTATAACGGATGCGTGACTGGTGACGGTTATGGTATTCTTATAGGTTGGAATGACGGGGAAATTAAAAAGAGTATAGGGTTTAGAAATTTCATGTGGGGAGGTGATGTGCGAAAAGCAACCGAACAAGAGAAGCATGATTTTATGGCGAAATTAATGAATCAAGAAACAATTAAACCATATTAATTGATATGAAAAAGTACATTGGGACAAAACAGATTGAAGCAGAACCTATGACAAGAGGTGACGCGTGGGGAAAACATCTTCTTAGAGAAAAACCGTCAACGGAAAATTTTGACGATGAGGGTTATCATGTTCGTTATGAAGACGGATACGAAAGCTGGTCGCCAGTAAAACCGTTTGAAGAAGCATATAAGTGTGCAGATTCATTTCTTGACCGATTGGTAATTGAACAGAAGGATTTGGCAGCAAAGTTGGAGAAGCTCTGTCTGTTCGTTGAATCTCCAAAATTTGAGGAATCGGTTAAAGATGAAAATCAAAGAAGATTGCTTTTAGCTCAACGTGAGTATATGGGCGAGTATTTGAATATCATTAATCAACGTGTAAAACTTCTGAAAGAATAGCCTATCTGCCACGTGTAGAAAAAGTAACGGGTGCGTTGGTTAATGCTGGCGCACCTTGCTTAAAAATCAGATTATGAAAGCAACAGACTTAAAAATAGGCAACTATGTTCATATCAAATTCCGCTCCCCACAGGGAGAAAGGCTTTCCATCCCCATGCAGATAGTCGGAATATTTTCAAGCATCAATGGGGCAAGCCCGAATGATACCGTTTACCTTGACTTTGAAGGAAACGAAGGTGATATATGGGAAGAAGAAATACAAAATTTAGTATTCGCTAAAACGGAGCTTAAAAAACAATGAATTATATAGAAGAAGAGCACATACAAGCCGACATAGAACGGTTTGAGCAAATAGGTAGCGATATTCCCGATGATGGAGATATGGTTGAACAAATACCATTGTTCAGCTCTTCCGATATGCAGTCAGTCATTGAGGGCGGTAAGAAGAAGCCTCCTATTCATAGGCTTTGGGGCGATTTTTGGTGGGAGAACGAGCTTGTATTCTTATTTGCCGATAGCGGAATAGGTAAATCCATTCTTGCCACGCAGATAGCCTACGAGATAGCCAAAGGGGAAAGCGAATGTACGGAGGTGGAGGTAAGTCCTCAAACCGTTTTGTACTTCGACTTTGAGTTATCGGACAGGCAGCTTGCAAGAAGGTACTGCAATGCGGATTTCCCGAAGTCGCTTATCCGATGCACCATATCGGAAGAAGTGGACAGCGAAGATTTTAACATGAACGTGATTGACGGCATAAAAGACAAGCTGATTGATACAGGTGCAAAGGTTATGATACTTGATAATCTTTCCTATCTTTCTACGCAGACAGCAGAAGCGGAGTTCGCAGGTGCTATTATGGACGGTCTTACAAGATTGAAGCGTGAGCTGAAAATCAGTATCATGGTAATAGCGCATACGCCTAAGATTGAGGAATGGAAGCCCTTGTCTAAAACCAATATGGCAGGGAGCAAGCTTCTTTCCAACTTTGCGGACGGGGTGTTTGCCATAGGACGTACAAGGAATGGAGGACGTTATCTAAAACTACTAAAAACTCGCATGGTGAGTGAACCGGATGAAAAGTCGCTCCTGCCATATTTCAATATTATTTCGGAACCTTACCTTCATTTTGAAAAGGTTGGTGATGAAACGGAAAAGAAATTACTTATGGGAAAACCTGCAAAAGATTTTTTCACTTCTATTTGGGATAGAGCTGTTGCAGAGCCTATCCCTTTGAACGAGTTGGTTAAACTGATTATATCTAAGGATAATTCTAAAAATAGTGCAAAATCTAAGGATGGTAATGCCCGTAAGCGTATAGACCGTGCAATAAAGTACGGATCTTTAAAAAAGGACGAATTGAAGAATATTTATCTTAAGGCAGAACAATAATTATGGATATTCAAGAGATAAAGCAAAAGAAGCAGGAGTTGAACGACAAAATAGCCGTTCTTTTGAATGAGTTTGAGAATGAGACTGGGGTACAAGTTTCGGGTGTTGGCTTTGTAAAGCGTGTGTTATACGATGAGTTAGGACGTGAGGTAAGTAAGGTGTATGTTGTGGAAGTTGAGGTGAAAATATAAATATATGGAAGAATCTGTAAAGAACGACTTTAAGGACAAGAAACTTAGGTGGGATTTGCTGCCTTTGGATTTGATTGAAGATGTTGTGAGGGTCTATACTGCCGGAGCGGAGAAGTATGGTGCTAACAGGTGGCAGAATCTTCCTGATGGTTACAATCGCTATAAAGCTGCTATGCTAAGACACTTGGTTGAGTTTGAGAAAGGCAATGAGATTGACGAAGAAACAGGCTGTCGGCATTTGGCTCAGTGCGTTTGGAACGCTTTGGCTATGCTCCACTTTTCAAAGATTAAATCTGAAAAATAGCACACTGATTTTTGTATACCCCCGTGATTTTTCTGACAATCAATGTAAAAACATTAAAAATAGGATAATGTAATCCCCGTTCGTAGCGTTCGTGGATTTTTGTTGTATGCTATTAAACATGTATAAATTAAATAAGAAATCCATTGCAATACAAATTTTAGCCTCTATATTTGCATCATAATTACGCTCATGGCTACGCATACCTTAAAGCTGTATTTGCAGCTTATCCTTGAATAATAGGTATGCTTACCCCTTGTTTTTTTACAAATAACTCATTAGTATTATGGCATACAAAGCATTAGACATCGCAAATAAAATTATATCCAAAACAGATTTGGAACATGGTGATACTATATCAAATCTGAAATTGCAGAAGATGATGTATTACCAACAAGGTTTCCATTTGGCATATTTTGGAACACCATTGTTTGATGAGGATATTGTTGCTTGGCAATATGGACCGGTTGTCCCTTCTGTATATAAGGAATATAAATCGTTTGAATCCAATTCTATATCAACTTCAAAAGAAGGTATATCTTTATCAGATGATGAAGAAGAACTTTTCAACAATGTTTATGAGGAATACAACCAGTTTTCTGCTGTAGCCTTGATGAAAATGACACATGAAGAATCTCCTTGGAAAACCACGGAAATAAACTCTGTAATAAGCCGTGATAAGATGATGGCGTTTTTCAAAACACAAATTGAAGCATAAATGAGTGGCAAGTTTAAGTTAAAGCATAAAGATGTAAAGCCTAATTTAAAAGAAAAAGAGGTTGATGCGAGAAGCAAAGAACCTCTTTTCTGCTTTAAGTACTTGGATATGAAAACATCTTTAAAAGGATGTGATAATAGTGTGTTCAAGGATTTTGTAACGAGGATGCAAAAATTGTGCTGTCTTACTTGGAAAGATATAAACGTTTCCGGGAAACACCAGTATGGTTTTGAAATGATACCAATCAAACAGTTGAAGCCAACATCCCTTCCTGCAATAATCACAGAGGATATTAAAGAACTTGCTGTTTTCAGATATAGTGGCGATAACCGCCCTTTCGTATGTCTAATAATGGACTGTGTGATATACCCTATATTCATAGAAGCTAAATTCGGTGATATATACGACCACGGAAGTAAATAATAACAGATTTATCATACGTATGAAGCGGTAAGAGAACATCCTACCGCTTTATTTTTATTGTATAACTACACGTAAAGCCGGACCCTTAGAGTTAGCGTTAATGGGCACTTTGCTTTCTAACATGCCTCTTTTTTTGCTCCATTGTAGATTATGTGGTAATTTTGCAGCCGTTTACTAACTTAAACAAAGATTGCTATATGGAAGAAAATAAAATATTGGTAGCTAAGTACGGCTCAGATAAAACTCCGTTGCGACTGGGCAATTTAGAAATACCATGCTATGTGCTCGACAATGGAATGAGAGTATTTTCCGGTAGAGGAATACAAAAGGCAATAGGTTATGATAGCAAAAGCGGTCAGTGGATGAATAGTTTCTGTAAAATGGATGGTGTTTCAAGCTATCTTTGTGCCGGTGATAACAGTATATCAGAGCGGCTTTCTAAACCTATAAAATTCAAAAGGAATAATGCAGGTGGCTCACAATCAACGGCTAACGGATATGAAGTTACTCTTTTGGTCGATATTTGTTCGGCTATAATAGACGCAAATCGTGCCGGTGTTTTTGATAATGATGTTATTGTTCGTAATGCAGATATAATAATTCGTTCAGTTGCGAAGGTAGGTATCATAGCACTTGTTGACGAAGCTACAGGCTATCAATACGAAAGGGAGAATGACGAACTTCAAAAAATACTTAAAGCGTATATTTCAGAGGAACTCCTTCCGTGGCAGAAACGTTTCCCCGATATATTCTATAAAGAATTATTCAGGCTTAATGGATGGGATTATACTGTTAACGGGATAAAGAAAAGACCGGGAATAATAGGAAAATGGACGAACACATTTATATACGAGGAACTTCCTAACGGTGTATTAGAGGAACTTAAAAAGAAGACTCCTAAAAGTGAATCAGGGAACAGAACAAACAGGTATCACCAGCTTTTGACTACTGATATAGGAGAGCCTAATTTGGAGAAACAGATAAACAAGGTTATTACGTTGTTTCAAGTTTCCGACAACATGAAGCAGTTTTGTGATAATTTTAAGAAAATGAAGATGCGTCAAATCGGGCAAATGGAGCTTCCTTTTGAATTTGACGAAAATGGAAGGATAAAGGAATAGATATTTGAATATTACTAACTTATAACAGAATAATATCATGGGAACAAGAAAGGGCTACCCCTTTTCACGGAGGGCGTATAAGCAAGGATGGGGAATATTGTCAAAGAGTATATTCGGGCTACTGGGTCTTGGTGCGTGTGCTGCGAAAGGGATTAAGGATGCGGTGGATAGCAATGCAGTATCAGACAATAATAATATACGTGATAGTGCTATACCCAATATTGAGACTAAGAATAAAGTACCGAATAAATCAAATAATAATGAGAATGGAAAGAGAATAACATCTGATGATATTATTGATGGTAATTTGAGATGTTTAACTATAGAAAATTATACTATTTCAGTAGGTGATGACAGTTACTATTCTGCGCATTTATCTTGTTGTAAGGAATGTGATAAAAGACCTCATTATTATATTAATATAGGAATTATGCAATGTAATTACGTGTATGCGTTCAAAGGTGAGTTGATGCTTGTTAAATTGAATAACGGAGATATATTTGAATTTAAAAACATATTAGAGAACAAATATTGTAAAAGAAGGTTTGGGGTGTCAATAGAACTTTCATATTTTATTTCAGAAGAACAAATAAAAAAGTTATCTGAAAATAAGATAACAAAAATGCGTATTTCTGTTGGTAATAAATATAAAGATATAGATGTTAGCAATTATGATTTGTCTATGTATATCTTAGAATCATATTTAAAGATAAAGGATAGATTATCAAAAGAAACATCTATATATGAAGGATTTTAGATTAATATAGAGTAATAATACACTTAAGTGATAATCATGGAAGATAAATTAATGTCAGAAGAAGGACTCATACAAGCTAAAAAGGCTCGTATAAATGAGTTGAAAAATGCTATTGAAAGTATTAAATCGTTAGGATTTCAACCACCACACGACATGGTGTTTGAACTTGAACAACTTGAAAACTTAGTACTTGTAAACTACGAGTTAATACCAACATTAACTGGACTTTTAGAAAATGAATTTAGTAAATTCAAGAGTGAGGTAAATCTTTTGTTAAGGTATTCTCCGGAGGAGGGGTTGGATATCTCTTTTTTTAGTGATAGAATATCTAACTCTCGAAAAAGCAGAACAAAAAGGGGAGAAATAAGTATTGTTTTCAAAAACGGGGAAGTAATAAGCAATGCGCATGGAAGTGATACTTTAACTGATTTTATAAGACAAGTTGGTACTAATGAAGTTAAGAAATTAAACATGAAAACTGGTCCTTCAGGAGGAAGGGATGTAATAATAACAACAGAAGAGCTTAATGGATTATCTGAATCTGTTAGATATAATTGCAGATACAAATCTGTTGGTAATGATTTACATGTACACACCTGTCTTACAACAGAACGTAAGTGTGAAATTATAAAAAATATAATTGAAAAATTGGGAATAGATGCAAAAGTAATTATAAACAACGAAAACAATTAAATCGAATAAAAGTATGAATAAATTTGTATTATCAATCATTGTGTTTACATTTTTTGCGGCAAATTCTTATGCGCAAAAAGTATTAGGAGTTGATATAAACACTACAAGTAAGAAATTTGAGCTGGCTATGTCTAAGAAAGGATATAAACCGATTGAAAAAGTGTCTGGACAATCCATGTATAATATAACATACGCAGGATATAATAACACAAAAATGAAAATACTTTTTGACGATGTAAACGATTCTATTACACTTGTGAAATTAAACTTCGACAATAGACCGATAAAAGAAAGAAGCGATATTTTCGATAACTTGCAGAAGCAATTTAAAGTGAAATATCCAAACGGAGAATCTTTCAGGATGGATACAGATATAATAAATAGCCATTCTCGCTGGTGGAGAACCGACGGAATCAGTATGAGGTTTGATGAAGTTAATGGCGACTTAGGGATTGATTATATGCCAAATTACAAATCAAATCCCAATAAGAGGGTAAAGCCAAGTGACGATATATGATATTTATGCTAAGAAACACACCACAAAGTTTTGTTATATCAAAAATTATGCTTTCCTTTGCAGTGCGAACAAAATTATAGGGGCGGCAAACTCCTATGACTTCATCATTGGAGTTTATTTTTTGCCAGTACATATCGAGTATTATCTTTATTTATATTAAGATATTGCACCTACCGAGTGTGGTAACGGAAACGTCCACAAATAAAATCCTATGGTTTTGTTCGCAGCTCATAGTAGGTGCATTTTTTTTGTTATGCGAACAGAACCTATTCAAGTCCTAAGCGAAACTGAGTTGCTTGGGCACAAATTCACGGTTTACGGAACTGCCGAAAATCCGTTGTTTCTTGCCAAAGAAGTGGCAGAGTGCATTGATTATGCAAAGCGAAGTAATGGTAGTTATAACACTACTATGATGTTGCAATCAGTAGATAAAGAAGAAAAGGTTGCCAACATTGTTGACACCCTTGGTGGAAATCAAGAAGTTTGGTTCTTAACCGAAGATGGCTTATACGAAGTCCTCATGCAAAGCCGCAAGCCAATTGCCAAAGAATTTAAGAAAGGCGTAAAGGAGATTTTAAAGTCCATCCGCAAGACAGGCGGCTACATTGCCACTACCGAAGAAGAATCTCCTGAAGAAATCATGGCGAAAGCACTACTTGTTGCACAGGCTACAATCAAGCGTAAAGAAGAGCGCATGAAGCAGTTGGAAGCGGAGACAGAGCAGCAGAGAGAAACTATCGAACTCCAAGACACGGAAATCAAAAAAGCTGCACCGAAAGTCAACTACTACGACAACCACTTACAGAGTGTGAACACGCAGACCACCACGCAAGTTGCCAAACAAATCGGCATGGAAGCACCCAAACTCAACAAGAAACTAAAAGAACTCGGTATTCTGTATAAACAATCTTGTCAATGGTTGTTGCACTCTCCTTATTCATCGTGGGGTATGCATTCCACTCGCACACAGACCTTCACACGTTCGGACGGTTCGACAGGTACAAGTGTATATACGGTATGGACTACCAAAGGTGTGCGGTTCATCATTGCTCTATATGAAAATGATTGGGACGTGAAGAAAGCCATCAAGCAGATAAAAGGAGAATTAGAGCCTGCTGCGTAATCTAAAGTTAACTATTCATTTATAAACCAATTACTTATGTTATCCGCATTTATGCGGACAGCAAGAGGTATGCTTAAAAATCAAGAAAGTATGAGAATAAAGTCGGTAAAAGTCGGGAAGCTTAAAGTTATAGATAATCATACATTATTCATACCGGATGGGGAAAGTTCAATTTTGAGGTTTGATAACAAATTTATAATAACCGTAACAACACAAATAAGTGGATGTAACAGAGTTGAGAAGGATTTAGTTGGAAGTCACATGTCATTTCACTTGATGGTTCGTGATAGATGTATATTCGAGTTTCATATTTCTGTATGTAATTCGGACGTGCAGGAAGTAGTTATCTTCTTTGAAGCGACAAGAACATCAGGAAATATCACGAGGGTGGATTATAACATATTGGCTAAATAACGCATCAGAACAAATACTAACAATCAGAACATACATAAATCATTCAATCATGGAAACAAACAATATGAAAATTGTAAAAATAGAAATTAGCAAAGATGCTCTTGATACCATCAAAGAGATTCAAAGCAAGGACGGTTACAACGTCAGAGAAAGACAGAGCTACATGATGGAGGCAATATCAGACCTTACATTGTCTCTCGATACAGACGATGTAGGCAAAAGCAGATTTTGCCACATACTTACACACCTGTCGGATTATGAGAAACTGCTAAGGGAATTGAACAGGGTACACATAATAAGCCAATAAATATGAGTAGAGAACATTTTAATGTTGGTGATTATGTACAAATTAATGACGGATTAATCGGGAGAATAATAGACTATAATTATGATTCCTATTTCTGGGATTATAGGTATAAGGTATCTTGTTCACCAGTTAGTTATTTGGGTCGCCACATTAGACGATTATCCATAGGTGAAGTAATGAGATACAAACGTAAGCATATTAAGTTTAATTTTAATTTATAACAAAATGAAAAGAATAACCGCCTACTTAAAAGGCAAAATGGAAGACATTAAGTGTATGTCACGTGAAAAAAGAGTTAATTCAGCATTGGAAGTGGCAAGATTAAACTTTGAGGAACAAATTGCCGATGCGGATGTGAAGATTGATAAGTTGATGGGTGAAATCGGCGAATCCGATAACATACAATCTATCATCCAAGAAATATCCTACTGCATGGACGACAAGGAAGAAGCAGAACGCGGAATTAAGCGGCTGGAAGAAATCAAGGCGTTTATGGATGAAGAAATTCAAGAGAGCTAATATTATGGACTAATTGCCACATATTAGCATAAGAGCGCGTTGAGGTTTAGGTCAACGTTTCAAATGAAAAGGCACTCTACTTCTCGCAAGCGGAGTGCCCCTTTTGTATAGATTGGTTCAGAAGCTACTGCATTACAACGCGCAAGGCTGGTCCCTTGGAATTTGGACTTGGTGCAAACACACGGTCTATCCTGTCCGAAAGGATTTCCAAATACCTCGTCTGCGCCCTCAACTCAACAAGCATGGGGTTAGATTCGCCCGATTGGGATTCTAAGCTGTAGCGGGCTTCTAATAGCACTCTGATTGCGGCTATGTCAGTTGTCTGTTGATTGACAAAGAACCTAATAGAATTAAGTAATGCTTCAAGAGCTTCTGCTGTGGTTTCTGATACACCTTGTATACTTTGAGTAAGTGCCGACAATTCAGATTTCTGCCCTACACTTGTGCCTTTGTATCCTAATGTTTCCATAAGCGCAAGCAAATCTTCATTTAATCCTTTCAATGCGCTTTCTCCAAGAGCCTGGATGTTTGCAAGCTCTTCTTTAGTGAGGTTAATCCCTCCTACGCTCCCCTCTGTAACAGATTCATCTATTTTCTCAAACAGTTCCTTCAAACGCCCTTGCGCAAGTCTCATTGTAGCTTGTTTGACGATAAGATTTTCAATAAAACTATCAAAGTTTTCATTAAGGGCTTTTAGTCCATCTTCTGTTTCATTGAAAGCATCCATCCATGCTTGAACAAATGAAGAGGCGGCATCCTTATATTCTGACTCCCCACCTATACCTCCTAATTCTAATTTCTGTTGGTCTAAAATTTCTTGTCTTGTCTTTTTCAGTTCATTTATAGCATCATTCCATTCATCAATACGTCCTCTATCAGAATCTTTCTTTGCCTCTTCTGAGTTAATCATATTTTCATATGATTCAATCTGTTGGTCTAAATTGGCTATTGTATCTTTGGTTTGTGTACGAAGATCATCTGCACTCCAAGCGGCTTCCATCTTCTCCTTTAACTCATCGTATGCCCTACCAAGTGATTCTATATTCTTTATTTGCCGTTGGATTTCACGTTCTTTCTTCTTGTTCTTATTGCCAATGCCGAATATGCTACCGATTGTCTTGCCAAGTCCGGTGAGTACATTCAGAGAGCTACTTATTGGCTTTGTTATGTCAAAACTTTCAAGAGAACCGAATAATGCACCTACACCATCTAAAATTTCATAAAGGTCTTCTCCTATTGCAACACCGAAACTATCCTCCAACATGTGAGCAAAGTCTGATACCGAATTTGTAATACCCGATATACTTTCGACCATACCTCCACCAAGGTCAATCTTACCAAGAGATTGGATTATTCCTTGTAATTTTTGAGCTTGTTGCGACAAAGCCCTGTTAGCAGCATCATATCCGGCTATTATCTTGTCTTGCTCCTTCTTTTTATCAACTAATAAATCGTAGTTATTTTTTTCAACTTCATATTCTTCAAGTGCTGCATCTATATTTTCAGTAGCGGATTCATAAGCTGCTTTCTTTTCTGCTACTATTTTACTTTGCGTGCGTAATTGTTTCTCATATTTTGCTTGCAAATCTCTCGCTTTAGCCTCGTCCTTCTCATTTTTTGCATTTTCTTTACGGAGCTTTGTATATTCCTTGAGAGATTTTGTTAACTTATTCCACGGGTCTCTTTGGTTAAGCTGTTTGTCAAGTTTTTCTTCTTGCTCCATTATTTGCTTCAACTCTGTAGGTGACAAGTCTTTTGATTCCTCACGCATTTTCACAAGCTTATCTTTCATGCTTTGCAATGCTGCGGTAGAATAATATTCTATATTGTCAAACAGGTTAAGATAGCTGTCCGATGAAGTAAATTCCTTCCATGCGTTATTTGCTGACTTTTTATTGTACATCTTAGTCGCATTTTCTTCCAATCTCTTTTGTAAATCTGGAGCGTTTTGGAATTTGTCACGTATCTCTTCTAAGTCTTTGTAATACTGTTCATCGAGCTGTAATTGTTCTGAAAGCTGAGTTTTGTATGATTTGACCAGCCTTTCGGTAGTATCTTGTTGCTCCTTTATGCGCTGCTGATTCAACTTATCCAAATCGGCTAAGTATTGCTTGTTTGCGTCAGTATCTGCAACAAGGTACTCTCCTTTTGGGAAATTCTTTTCGTATGATGCTTTCATTCCTTTTTCGAGACCATCCAATGTCTTTGCAAGTCCGGGGAACAACTGTTGAACCTCCGCTTCGGACAGTCCTGCATCTTTCAGTTTCTTGTGCAAGTCCAATCCATTGAACATGGATTCAATGTTCTTCTTGGTAATGTCAAGTTGTTTCTTTATATCCTCTGCATCCTTTTCGTCAAACAAGACATTAGCATCTTTTTGTGCTCCTATTTTCTTCCTAAAGTCAGTAATAATCTTTGCAAGCTCCTGCAAAGCCTTTGCGGTATTCTCCTTATTTGGAAGGAAAACATCTCCAATAATGTTTTTGGGCATCTTCACGTCTTTAAGCTGTGACGTATACCGCTCCATAACAGTCTTAGCAGCCTTATCGCTGCCCATTACCTTGCTCAGCTTCTCGTATTCCTTATTCAATTCTTTGATAAGGGTAATACGCTCGGCTAATATATCACGTTGAAGTTTAGTGTCTATATCTGGTTCATTCTTATTATCGGTTTTCGTTTTCTTGGTGAAATCCAAATTAAATTCATCTGTAAGTATTTCCTCTATGAGATTTGCAATTTCAGAATTTTCGTTAATGAAACGCCTTGCCAATGCGACTTTTGCATCTTCATTAAGCAACTTGTTACTAAATGCTTTCGTAAATACATCCCTTACTTTTTCTTTTATTTTTTCACCGGATTTGTCAAGAGTATCAATTATCCCTCTTACGCCTTCAAGGATATTGCTTTTTACACCGGAAAAAGTTGTTTCTGAAATTGTAGGGATGTAAACATCCCCTGCAAACACGACATCTCCTCCTATTGTCTTCTTTATTTTATTCAGGAGTTTTTCAAGTTTATTGTAATAGTCTTGCAGCGCTTTCAAAGACCCGGATTCTTTCACGCCTTGTTCGAGCGATTTTAGTTCTTCGCGCATGGTATCGTCAATACCAGTACCAGCTTTCAATAATTTTGCAATTTCAGACTGTATCTCTGGAATCTTTGATACTGCGCGAGTATAAGATTCTTTCAGATTTTTATCCGCGTCTTTATAATCCTTCTGCCAGAAAAACCATGAGTTGTTTTTCGTATCAAGATTATATTGCTGGTCAAGCACAAGCATTGCATCTAAATAATTCTTGTGCTGCTCCAATAAATTATCATATTGCTGTTTCGCCTCTTTTTCGGACAAGTTTGCTTTTATTTCAATACTGAAACCTTCGTTATTCATTTCCTTGACGAGCGCATTCAAGGCCTCCTTGATTTTCGGCTTTGATGTTTTTTCGTCTAAGGTCACAGATAGATTTTCTATTTCAGATACACGAACTTGTCCTTTGTAGTATTTATTATCCGCTTCCTTTTGCGCCTTGCTGTATTCACGCTGTACACTTATCAAATGAGTGAAAAGTTCTATTGCAGTAGTCAGACCAAGTAGAGGAATCGCACCTAAGAATGCCGTTTTCAAAGAAGCTCCAAGTTTTGTTGCTTGTCCGCTCAATCCTGCCATCATCCCTTTTAGTACGCCAAAATGTTTTGCTTGCGTCATGGCATTTTTAGCAGCCGTTCCGAATGACCCGTTCAGAATTTTGTATGATATTATAAGTGATATTATTACTTCAGTTAAAGTTTTACCGACATTTGCAACCGTTTCCCAATTATCAATAAGGGATTTAACGGCGTCAATAGTGCCTTTTAAAGTATCTTCATTAGCCTTACCGATAGAATTAAGCATCACATCAATACTATCCTTCAAGTTGGAAATCTTACCCTGCAAGGTTTCGGCTTGTATTTCCTGCATATTGTAGAACAATCCTCCTTTGTCAGTCAATCTTTGGAAGATATTCTCTATATCCTCAAAGGTGACTTTACGCTTGGAAATCATATCTACAATCTGCGCCGTGGTGTACGCTTCGCCTTTTACTTCTTGAAAGTATCGTTGAAGCTCCCCATACAAATTGATACCTGCTTCCGTAAACTGACGAACTTCTGTACCACGCAAATATGCTGCCGCTTTGACCTGCCCATAAGCAAGGATAAGTCTGCCCATATCCACACCTAAACCAGCAGATACATCGGCAAGTCGTTTTGTCGTATCATATAACTTGTCGCTCTCAATACGGTATGCTGCAAGCTGTTTTGTGAATGTAACCAATTCCTTAATTTGAAATGGCGACTTTACGGCAAGTTGGACAGTCTTGTTGAAAATTTGGTCTGCCTGTGATTTATTTTGTAAGATTGCTTGTAACGAACGCTGCTGCAATTCAAATTCACCGCGCACTTTTGCCAACTTGCTGATATACCCTTCAATCTGTGACACGGAGAACAACAAAGCAAGCTGACGGCTTAATTGCCCGGCTGTATCCATCAGGTTGCGATGGCGTGTGGCAAGCTGCTGTGATTTGACTCCTGCTTCCGTCAATGCTTGGTTGTGTTTTGCGATGGCTTGGTTTATCTGTTCAAGTGTGCTTTTATAGTTGGCATCGGTAGTATTCAAAGATAAACGAGCTTTTTTTAGGTACTCTATTGCCGTGATTTGCCGTTGAAGTGTATTTGCTGTTTTAGAAAAGTCAAGCGCACCCTGTGCGGTTGTATTCTGTTTGTAGTTTTGTGCTTTTGCCAAATCTGCCGAAGCCTTATAAGCACGTCTGTCAGCAGCTATTCTTCTTTCCGTCTCTTTTTCTTTAGATTGGGCACGTTGCTCGTCCGTCTTTCGTTGTTCGTCAAGCTCCATCTTCATGTAGCGCATGGCTTCTACCGCAGCCTTTTGTTGCGGCTTTGACAAGTCCATGTTCTCAACGTATTTTTTCAAATCCGAATATCCCTGCTTCAATCCGGATATATTAAAGTTAGCAAATGAACCTTCTCCGATTTTATTGTTTCCTATTCTGTTTAGCAAATCTGCCGCACGTGAAAGGCTTTCGTTCAGAGAAGTAGTCTTTCTTGTAGTCTCTTCCGCACCTTTCCCTGCTCCTTCAAATGGATTACCTTTTATAGCATCTATCTTTTTGGCTAACGAAGTAATCACACTTTCCAATTTACTCGTATCCATTACCACACTGCCAAACCCGTTTTTCAATGCATCTGCTGCTGTATGGGCGTGCTTCTCTATCTTCTCTAGCTTCTCATCGAAACTATCCAACTTCTTTAATACATCAGGGGTTATGTTGAGGAAAGCTCCTGCTTCGTTATTTGCCATATCGTTATCCTTTTTTATTAATTATGGGCATACCCAAATCATTCAAGTTCTTCAAATCGTCAACACTTCCTATTTTGCTGACCTTCTTTTTTTTCTTGTCCTTGTTTCCGTATTCTACATGGGAAAAATCAAACGAGCTTAACCGGATCTGTCCAACCGTCATTCCCCATAAATATTCGTCACGAGAGCACCAAGTGTTGGAGCGCAGAAAATCAATCATCTGCCCCCACTCTGTACGGGATATTATCAGTTTTGTTCCGTTTTCTTCGTCTTCCTCGTCAAAGTCATTTCCCTCACGGTCTGAATCACATTGGTACTCTCGAAAAAAAAATCCGTGCTTATGAGGTTAAGGATTTCACCAAGCAATAATGCCCAGTCCTTTATGTCGTAATCTCTCCACATCAAAAGGTCAAAGACCTTGTGGTAGTCATCTGATAGTTCTTTTTTCTCATAATCAGAGAATATCCTGTCCCTGTCATTGAGAAGTGCAAGCGTTATCACGTGTGCAACTGCCGGTAGATTTACCGAGAACTCTTTGATAACATCTCCCATACTTAACTTCTCTCCCTTCACAATCTGACACGCTTGTTCGGCTATAAGCCATTGAACACCGGGCTTCAATCCTTTAATACGCCACTCCGTACCGTGAAGTTTTACAATGCTTGGGCTGTCATTCATTATCCTTGCCAAACGTTCCATTGACTCATCAGATATAGGAGTACAAGCCGTTACAACATTTGTCTTTAGTCCTGTATCTTTTTTCTTTGCTCTATATACTGCCATGATTATAAACATGAAGGGCGGCGGCATATAAGCCTACCGCCCGTAAACACTCTAGTTATCTATTATGAACAAGTTTTATTTGGGTAAAGTATAAGCTGAATCTACATAAAACGGTGTTCTGATAGTTTTATCTCCATCGGCGATATTTGCATCATACGCTGTTCCTGCAAGGTTGATACGACCCACATTAGAGTTCAAAGATTCAAGCATTATTTTTGAGTTAAGTTGGACTTTTGGAACCACAAATGCAGTCATCGTTTCTCCTTCCTCAAACACTACGTCAATCTTTGCATACAACTTCTTGTATTGAGCCGGAGCAAAGTATTTAGTAGAGACAGTAGTTCCTACCGTAAATCCCATGAGAGCGACCAATAGGTCTTTTTGTGTATCTGCAACCTCAGCTGTAAACTGGTATTTGCCAAGCTTCACGATGGAAAGAATGGGGCTGTCGGAAGTTTCGCACTCGATGTCGTTTACATCGTTATCGTCTTGAGCGATTGAAGTGGTATCCTCAACTACATCTTCAAGGATATAAGAGTCACCCATTGGCACATCGTCTTGTTCAGAGCCAGTGAACAGAGTTGCCACAATGTAAGAAGGCTTGATGTTTTTTTTGGCTGTTGCGCCAGTCTTGTTTACTGCCATAATTAAAAAATGTTATCCTGTTAATAATCTGTTTACCTTATTGTCACTTCTATATTTATCACGTTGTAGTAGTAGTTCCTATTTTGGTCATAATCTGCATCACGGAAATTTACATCAATCACATAATGGGGGTCTTTGCATGATTCAATAGCCTTGTCAAGCGCAAGTTCCATTTTGTACAGCTCCTTCACGGGCTTCGTACCGTGGCTGTCAACTGATTTTGCGTACAAGAACACGTTGGCAGAACCTTTGGCATAAGCTCCGTAATCTTTCATGGAAAGGGCATCAACAAGCACCATTTCTTTCCAATTGCTTTCAACAGTGGCAGGCATATTCCCGATGAACAGGTTATCGGATATAGCCGCTTTTGTCAGCAGCATGGAAAAAAAGTTTTCCACTTTTGATGTTGTCTTGTATTTGCTATCCATATAATCAGTATTTACCGTTCTTTATAATTCCAAAAGTTGAACCTTTAATTCTGTTACTTAATGCTTTGAGTTGGTTTTGAGCAATGGCGATTACCTCATATTTGTACTTTTCCTGTAATATTTGTCCGTATGGCATTGCGGCTACTATCACAAGGTCAATTCCATCATGAGGCTTATATTTACGTTCAAGAAAATCCGTTATCGCATCACGTCCGTATAGCGGTTCTCTCTCCCAAATTCTTGGGGCTAATGCGTATTTCGTTTGATAACCGCTTTTGGATAGTTTGCCATTAACATATATTCCCCATCCGTAGCTATCATGAAGGTTGTCTGTATCATTTTTATAAGTAACCCTATTCAATTCTTCTGCAATTATTTTGTCAGCTTCTTCCGATAAGAACTTTATAAGTTTATTCAATGAATCTGTCTTAACCTTCTTTGCCATATCTTACACTTCACTCATTTTTATATCAACCGAGCAACCACCAAGTTGACTATATTCAAGCCCTATAACCCTGCCTTGGATTGGTATTGCATAATCCTCGCATTTAAAATTGGTATTGAAACGTATAGGTAGCTTCTCACCAACTTTGCACGGGAAAAATACTTTATAGTCAGCCATGATAGTACCGGAGTTAATCAGCTTTGCAGCCTGCTGTATGTCACATTCAGTTTCAAGAAGGATGGTCTCTCCCGTAGTGGGGACTTCGGGAGAACTATCCGTCTTTTCATTCCCAAGCAAGTCACCGTCACCGAGAAGGTTCCCGTCTTCCGGCTTATTCGTTATCACGGTGTAGAATGTGCCATGAAACGGGTATTCTTCTATTGCTTTTCTTTTGAGACGCATAAACTATACATCTAATGAATTTTCATTGACCCAACTCATACTACCCGAATCCATGCTTTTCAACGCTTCTTCTTCACCATACTTTTTGTACAGTGCTTTCAGACGGTCTTTCAAGTTTTGGATTATAGCAGCCGTTACCGTCTCACTACCTATGTCCTGTCTGTAACTGCCATGTTGGAGTGATGATGAAGCCACAGACCACGGACCGTTAATGACAAGCTCGTACAGTGCGATAAGGCAATGGTCTTTAGTGTATTCATCTATTTCGGAACGGTCTGAAATAAACATCAAACCGTTTTCGTATGCGATATTTTCAAGCGCATCATCTTCAAAGACAAATCTCGTAAGCCCATTGAGGTATGCTATCGGGTCAAATGATTTTTCCATAACTACTACGCAATGTATTGTACATTTAATCGTCTGCCTGACTTGTGTCTACAATTACGTGATTACGGAATGTTTTCAGTGCAGGACAAGCTGACATCATTACATCAGTATGCCATTCCTTATACAGCCCGTTGTTTGTTGTTGTATTCACAATCGTGCAGAGACCATCGTTAGCCTGAGCAAAAATCTTGGTTATTACGCTTGAACCATACTTATCAAACATCTGTTTGTCTAGGTTATTGGTGTATTCAAACTCACAAGCATATCCGGCAGGGCGGAGAACAGCAATCTTATCGTCCCAACCTTGTACGAATGTGTCTCCGGTATTGGTAAGATTACGCTCACGTTCTTCAACAATTTCAATTGGAGATACACCGGGATAATCACGGAAAGCAGCTAAGAACAACTCTCGTGTAGTAGGTGCAGTAGCGGTTGTTGCGATGTAAGCTAAAGGATTTTTCTTGAAACTTTCAATCAATTCCTTAACTTCGGCATTTTGCAGCATTACTTCGTAAAACATCTTGCGTGTAACCTGCCATACCATTGCACCTTCATACCCCCATTCTTCACGATATTTTTTCTCCTTTTCCGCCATTTGACTGAGAATCTTACATTTTTTGTCTGTCCAAACTACTGTGCCAGCTTTAGTAAAGTTCTCTGTTGGTATATCAGCCTTATGCAACGGAGCTTGAACGCCACGTGCGATATTTCGGTAGTCAATATGACCTTTAGACATTAACTGTGCAGTCATGAAGTTCATGGTTGCGTCCGCACTATCAAGTTGGGACTGTAATGTATGTACCCAAGCGACTACCAAATCGGCATCGTTTCCAAACAACTCAAACTGTTGTTCTTTTGCTTCACGTTCCATAGCTGTTTCAACGAAACCGGGAGCGATAAAATCAGGGATGGATGCGGTGTACCAGTGCAGACCGTCCTTATCCATTTGATTACTGTCACCAAGAGGTGCACGCAAATCCATTAAAGGAGCGGCTTTCAAGTCACGTCCTTTCACAGAAAAAGTAGCGATGCCATTAGGAGCGGTAGGTGTGGGAGCACCAGCTTTTACACCTTGAGTCTTGTACCAACCATAATTAGTGTATAGCAGACCTTCTGTATTGACAAAGGATTGCAAGAAACGTTGATTGGTCTTGTCTGAAAAGAATCTTGCATATCTGCTGTTATTAAAATCAAATTTAGGCATAGTTTCGTCAATTTTAAATGTTAAACCAACCCTTAACCTTGCTCTTGTTCAAAGCTTTTAATGCAGCCGAAAGAGGTTGCATACGGTCTTCGTAGAGGAATACATCTCCTAATGCCAATGCAGGAGTAATAAGGTATCTTGCACCATCGAAATCATCTTCGGATGCAGCCGGGTCAAAAACAAAATCAAAGTCGCAGGGAAGATATGAGTTAGGATTAGTAACCATAGCTTCTTTACCAGAACCTGCTTCTTTCGCTTCAACAAGAACAGATGAAGTTGTTAATGCTCCGAGGGTTGCGCTCAATGTAACTTTCCAAACATCGCCAGCCGTTCCGTCAGTCGTTTTTTCAACGGCTGTGACTGTTACTGCTGTTCCTTCCCCTACCAATGTGGTAGGAGCAACCATGAGAACGTCCCCTACAAACGGAATGAGGGAATACCCGTCTCTTTTCAAGTAAATAACCGTATCAGATGATTCTGATGTAGCTTTTGCAACTGCATACGATTTTAAGATGCGTATTTCGCTTCCATTAGAACCATTACTGGGAATATATTCAGCGAGCGTTCCAGCAAAAGCTCTTGCATTACCTTTGAATGGGTTTTTAACAATTCCACCACTGGTAGGAAATACAAGTGCGTCTTTCCCGCTCATCTGTAGCTTCACGAAGACATAGCGATGACCACCAATGCTTCCGCGAGCCTGAACCAATGTTCTACCGGGAAGGTAGCCACTGTTCAATAGGATTTGCTGATAGAAATCTGACATTTTCTTTTTGGTTTAAATGATTATTATTTTTCTTCTCTGTGCGACTGCTTCCTTACGACAGCAACCACATCGGCAAAGTCATCGGTCTTTTCCTTACCGCCTCCCGTGCCGCCCGGAGTGATGTTAGGTGGAGTGTTAGCATTAAACTTATTGTAGCTCTTGACCAGTCTTTCTGTAAGAGCGTCAACGTCAGTTTCAGAATCAATGTGAATCAGTTCAAGCTGGTCGTTAATCCAATCCTCGTTCTTGACTTCTTTCCCTTTTAAGGCTGATTTGAGTTGATTGCGTTTCTCGGAAATAGTTTTGGCTCTTTTCTCTTCCTCACGTTCTGATTTCAAGTCTTGGAGTTCTTTGAGCAACTTATCCAGTTTGCTTTCGTCTCCTTTGTTATCCTTGTAATCATCCTTATCTTCCTTATCATCCTTTGCGGGGTGATTCTTTTCCCACTCCTTTACGAACTTTGAATTGTCGTTGCGTACATTGTTGTCGATACGTTCCAAGCGTTTAATCTTTTTGCCTACGGCATCTGCCAACTCCAATTCTTCGTTGTTACCACTCTCTTCCAAATCGGCGTAGATGTCTTCTACTTCCTCATTGAAACTTCTCTCACTCATAGCCAAGTTTTTCTTGCCGTTGTTGGTGAGTTTTGCTTTCAGTGCTTCTGAAAACTGTTCTTTCGTAAACTTCATACACTATATGTTTTATAATGATTATATGCGAAAGTAATGCTTTAACAAAAATGTATAACTATAAAAAAATCACTGTATTTATCACTATGATAAATAGACATTAATTTAAGTATATATTACCTTGTTATTAAGAGCTATTTTTGCTTTTGATGAAAGAGCAAGAAGTACATAGAGAAGTCGTAATCAAGCCGCAAGAAGGATTCCAAATGCAGTTTGCATCATCGTGCGTGGATGTGGTGTTCGGCGGAGGCAACCTCGGTGGAGGCAAGATGACGCTATTAACAGACTGTGTTATAACTCCTTATGGATTGAGAAAAGTAGGTGATTTAAAAGTTGGAGATGTTATTTCAGACCCAACTACGGGAGGTTCTCAATCTATTGCTCAACTACATCCGATAGAAGAACATGAGTTTTATAGATTGACTTTTGACGATGGAACTTATGTGGATTGCTCAGAGGGGCATCTTTGGAAAGTAAAAAAGAGCGGTGGTGAATGGAAGTTAAAAGAAGCTATTTCTATATTTAATGACTACCAAGATAATGCAAACAGAAAGCGGAAGTTAATATATGGGATACCTATTACAGAAGCCATATCGTTTTCTGAATCAATGTCGCAAGATTTTGATAGGCCACTGCATCCTTATTTTGTCGGCAATATGATTGGGAATGGATGTATGTCTAATTTTTACATCAATGAGTTACATAAGGTATCTCTTACTACTCCATTTGACGAAATAGCAATCAGGCTTTCTAAATTAGGATTTGATATGTCGCATTTTGAAGAAAGAAGCGGATGCAAAACATATCATATATACAATAAAGTAGTACGTGATTCAATATCACATATAGGTCTTTCAGGAAAAACATCAATAGATAAGTTCATACCTGATTCATATAAATACGCTCCAGTTGAGGAACGTAAAGAACTAATGAGAGGTCTTATTGATTCTGATGGAAGCGTTGATGAACGTGGCAGAATTTCATACTACACAATTAGCGAAAAGCTTGCTAATGATGTAGCTTTTGTTGCAAGGTCGCTTGGGTATTGGGTATCTAAACACGTGCAAACAAACAGAAGATATAAAACATCTGATGGGGAAACCCATATTGGGAAAGATTTATATAGACTTAGAATATCATGTAAAAATCCCAAGGAAATAGTAACCGTAAAAAATAAGGCTTCAAGACTACATGACAGGGTTAGAGAAATGACTAAATCTATCAAATCAATCGAGCCAATAGGACGAAAAATTGGTAGATGTATAACCGTAAGTAACCAACATGGACTGTATGCGACTAAAGATTTCATTGTGACTCACAATTCCTTTGCTCTTGTCCTTGCTCTTGCAGAACCGTTAATGGCAGATGGGGATTTCCGTGCGGTTATTACACGTAGGTCTTTGCAGTCGCAAAAGACGGGAGGTTCATTCGTAGATACATTCAAGGCTATATTCGGTGACTATTGTTCTGTAAAGACTGCCGATAGCCCTCGCATATCATTCCCAAGTGGTGCGTATTGCGACTTGACCTATATAGATGATACTAATCTTGACAAAATGCGTGAGCAATGGAAAGGTAAACAGATTGATGCTATATGTATTGACGAAATTACCGAAATGTCTTGGGAAGCGTTCAGCTATGTCCAGACCCGTAATCGTGGACGGTCAAAGACATTTACGGGAAAGTTCTTCGCTACACTTAATCCGAAACGAAGCCATTGGACGAGAAAATTCTTGGATTGGTATATTGGCGTTGATGGTTTTATTATGCCAGATAGAAACGGGAAAGTAAGATATTTCTATGTAAACGGCTCTACCGTTGATGATGTGGTTTGGGGTGATTCCAAAGAAGAAGTTTATGCTAAGTGTAAGATAGATATTGATAGGAAACTTGCCCGTATTGGAGGTGATTTTGACTATACGAATATGATTAAGTCATTCGTATTCTATCAAGGTAAGCTATCCGAAAATAGGGCTATGCTTGAAAATAATCCTAATTACATAGGCTCTGTTGCAGCTTCGGGCGGTAAAATGGCACAAGCTATCATTGAGGGCAACTTCAATGTTGACCCTGAAGAAGACGAAAAGATACCTATCCCTTCCACTTCCGCACAAGGCGTGTTCAACAACAACCCTGCCGTAAACGGTGACAAATGGATTACCGTGGATTTGGCGGATTACGGTACGGATAATCTCGTGGCTCTAGCATGGGATGGATTTCACGCATACGACATTCTCATTCTTAGCAAGTCCACTCCGAGAGAAAACGCTATGGCAGTGAAGACATTTGCATTTGAGCATGGAACAGCCGAAAGCCATATCATTTTTGACGCGACTGCCGGAAGGTACTTCAATGATTACATTCCCGATGCAGTACCTTATATCTCGCTAAATAAACCTTTCGGGCTTTACCAACTTACCGCAATGACAGTCAAGGATATGTGCTATATCAGATTATGCAAGATGATAGAGGAAGGCAACTTGACATTTGACGATAAACTTGCTGTTCAGACTTACACCCATCAAAACTTGAAATACAAAGTGACGGTTGAGAACGAGTTTATGGAAGAATGTTCCGTTGTGCGGTTTGACGATATGCAGAGTGGGAAGAAGCGGCTTTGGAACAAGAAGAAGATGAACCAAATGTTAGGGAAAGGCAGGTCTATGGACTTGTTGGACCCATGCGCAATGAGGATGTTACCGTGCGCTAACATCGAATACGGGAATGAGATTCAAGCAGGGTATTACAATCACGAAGAAGAAACCAAACAAGCGTTCCATGCACAGACAGAAGGAAGTATTTACGATGAACATTTATGGTATTAGGTTAGGAAATGATTAGTTACAATGATATAAAGGATATTATCAATTCCCTTAAAACAGAAGGAATTGAAGCAAGATTAAGAGACGTTGCCTATTTGGTAATGTGTGATTCTTTCGTAGATAAGGATCTTGCTGCAAAGGTTGCTTACCAAGAAGATGAAAAGCCTTCAAACAAGGTGTTATCCATGCTTGCCGAGAAACTGAAACCTTTCGGCATCGGTGCTATCACTACCATATCTAAAGATGAGAACCGAGAAGCGTTGCTGAAAGAAATATCGGAGATGAAACAGATTGCTGACGATGCGAAAGCAAGTGGAGATTCAGACACTTTTATCAAAGCAAGTAAGGTCGTGTTGGATGCACGCGTGAAGCTGAACGATAAATTCAATATTGAAGAGGAAGAGGGGCAGAAGCGAATAATCGTTGTTCCGCAGAAGCACGACATTATCTGCAAATGGACTTCGAGAGAGTGTTCTGCAATGCCGAGCAAGGAAGCCTGCATGAAGTATTACAACCTAATTGATGCGGAAAAATGACACGGGAAGAGAAAAAAACATATCTATTGCGGAACGTAAATGCCTTGTTGCAGAAGAAACCGTTTTTCAGAGGAAGTGACACTTGCTCTACAAACGACTATTCCGACGGTCAGTCCGCAGCTATTACCGATACACGCACGGCAAGGCTTCCGAATGTAAAAAAGAATATCGTTTCGCAGGAAAAGTTTCTGAAAGAACTTGACCCGATGAGCCATGAGGTATTATTTGATCAAAACTTGCCGAGCATTTGCGTGAAGTTAGAAGATGGGGGATATCAGGAAATCAAGTTCCAGCGCACGGCATTAGCTTTCCAAGAACAGATACTGGCGAGCCACGTAATCTACCTTTGCGGGAATCCCTGTACATTGTCTTTAAGAGGTGGCACTCCTTCCGAGAAAGATAAAGCCAACTATTCCACAATCAAGGAGTATTGGGTAGACAGGAATATGGATGGATGGCGTACAAAGGCAGTCCGTTCGCAACTTGCAACAGGCGATGCAGGACTTCTGTTTTATTATGACTATAAAGGACGTATCAAGTGCCGCCTGATAAGTTATGAAGATGGTTACGTAATCATATCACACAATGACAACAACGGTGACAGGCTTCTTGAAAGTGTCTACTATGCCGATGCGGACGGTGTGGAATACATTGACAGTTACGATGATACCTACATGTACCGTATGCACACACCGATAGACGGTGAAGAAGCAGGCGAGGACGGTTTTGTAAGAGAACTTCCTATATTGCACGGTTTCAGCGAGATACCATTGTGTACCAAACGCGGTAATGTGGCGTGGAACAACGGCCAGAGCCTTATCGAGATTTACGAAATTATCTACAACATCTTCTTTGTCATTCAGAAACGGAACGGCTGGGGCATTCTGTATATCAAAGGCAATTTATCAGAAACGACAAAGAAACTTGCAGGGAGTATCATTTTGCAAGACAAGTCAATGGACGGTAACGGAAGTGCAGAGTTCAAAGCACCGCCCAGTCCACAAGGTATGCTTGACAGTCTGCAAGATTTGTTCGAGAAGATACAGATAAACACCTCATGCACATTTCTTTTGCCTAAAGATGTCAAGTCAAGTGGTGACATAAGCGGACTGGCTATTACGCTGACCCGTGATTTAGATTTGAAGAATGCCCAGCAAGGGGTTATCGAGTGGCAGAATTTTGCAGACAAGATGATGCGCCTGTTCAAGGAGGGATTAGCCAAAGAATTGGTAAAAAAAGGCGAGAACGTAAATGCCATTACAGAATTTGACAAACTTCGTGTCAGCTGTAAGTTCAAGATATGGCAGCCGTTCAGCGCAACTGAGTATAACAACATGCTTATCTCAATGAAACAGGCTGGTATTCTCTCCACGAAAACGGCTATTGAAAAGAACACGGAGAGCACACCCGATGAGGAGCAACGAGTGACTAAGGAAGTTAAGGAAGCAGAAGAAAAGGTGATTGCCCAACAGCAAGCCAACAAAACGAACAAGCAGGAAGGAGGTAATAATGAATAAACAAGTGATAAACATAGATGCCAACTTCATTAAAGAGATTGCCAAAATGCAAGAGCGAATTGATGAAACAGATAACGCAATTTTCAATCTATTCATGAAGATACAAGACGTTAATCGACTTGATATTATGTATGATGGTGAGAATAGAGATCTGTACCATCACATTTATATGTTCATCGAATATGTCCTGCATAAGTTTCCAAATATATACGAAGAATTCAGAGAAAACAAACAACACAAGTAATGGAGAAACAGAGCCTATACATATACAAGCTGGATACACATGGAGAAAAAGTCAAATTTCCCAACGAAACCATGTCTGCAAAGCTGGGTGAATACACTTACACGGCACAGCGCATGGCCGGCACTCCTACGCTTACCGCCACGCTCAACTATCCGTCTTGCTTGGATGAAGAGTGGACTGGAGAGGAATTTGTGGAGTTCAGAGGTGAGAGATACTATGTCGACCAAACCCCTACATCTTCAAAGGACAACAAGAGCATTATGTATAAGCATGAACTCCAGTTCGTTTCAGAACGTATCGTATTGGAGAACGTGTATTTCATGGATGTGGTGACAACTGGAACAGATACTTATCATTCCAACTCTACTTCTGTGAAGTTCATGGGAGACATAAACGAGTTTGTAGGTCGCCTTAACGCTTCAATGGCAAAATCGGGTATCGGATATTCGGTAGTCATAGATGATGATATTACTTCCGATTCCAAACTTGTTTCACTTGACAATGTGTATCTTGCAGAAGCGTTACAATCCATATATACCATATACGAACTTCCTTATTACTTTGTAGGTAAGGTTTGTCACATAGGATATACAGAGAATGTAATTTCTACTCCCTTCGAGTATAAGAAAGGGCTTGTATCAATAAAAAAGACAAACGCCAATTATAAAATTGTCAATCGCGTTACTGGTGTTGGTAGCTCTGATAATATCCCTTTCTACTATCCGAATGATGATGAAAAAGGTACTATAGAACGTACACAAAACCTTATGCCTTCCATTTACAGACAAACAAATGGAGCGGAAAGATTCTACAATGCGCTTAACGACACGTATAAGATACCTGGCACAAATGATTACTACTCTTTCAAAAATACATTTTCTTCTAAGAAGATAAAAGAGATAAAGGTAGATTTCAGCGATATAAAGCCTACCATAGAAAATGTGACAAACGCTTCGGGACAGTTATTTGGTGAGATTGCGGATATTGCTTTTGATGCTAATGATAGTGACGAACTCGGAACCGGAGAAGGGAATAATATATTCAATGATACAGATGAGTATGTACATTCTTATTTCTACATAAAATTACATATATATAATGGAGATTACGGCTTTAACCTGTTCGAACAGGGTTTGGAGGGTGGTACGGCTGTAATCAATATGACTACGGGTAATTGCGCTGCTTGCGAGTTTGAAATAGGAGTTACCTATAAGGACAATGAACCGGGAAGGGCATTCAACCCTGTATTGGTGGATTCTTCCGGGAACTTACCGGCAGGAGATTTTGAGCAGAAGGTTACTTCACAACCATCCCAATATGTAGAAAGCCAACAAAACACTTCTACAAATGAAGTTTGGATTGCAGTAAAAAAGGACAATACCACTTTCGGAATTGTTATGCCTAATGCCACCAATAACTATAAGCCTTCTGTCGGGGATAAATTTGTGATTACAGGCATTAAGATGCCCAAGTCCCTTGTACTCGCTGCTGAGAAGAGATTGGATGAAGCATTGATAAAGTATATGTCAGAGAATAATGACGAAAAATTCACATTCTCTGTCAATTTTTCCAGAGTATTTCTTGCAGACAATATTCAATTAGCAGAATTACTAAATGAGAATGTTCGCATGTATATAAAATACAACGAACATGAGTATCTTATGTATGTAAATTCATTTACTTGTAAAGCGGACAAAAATTGCTTATATGACATATCTGTTGAATTAACAGACAAATTATCTGCAAATGTTTCTGCATTACGAAGTACTATTACAGAAATTGCAGGCGATATCATAGGTAATACATTGGGAGGGAATAGTATTTCTACTACTGATATCTTAGCAAAAGTCTCTCGACATTTTCTCAGTAAAACACAAGATGACCGTACCCCGCACAAGTTATCCTCTGACAAAGCTTTTGAAATAGGGAAATTTGTCAGTGGTAGTACAGGTGGTATCATAATGGTTGATAAGGAAACAGGTCAAACCTATGCGGAGGTTGATAAACTGAAAGTCCGCATGAAAGCCTATTTCGAATCATTGGAGATACAAAATGTAAATTCTGTAGGTGGAAAGATAGTTCTAACTCCGGGTGGTGCTGTTACGCTTATTGATGTTTGGACCAAGGGCACCATTGAACAAACGCCCATACTTTCAATGGCAGACGGGAATCCTATATTGCTTGCAGATGGCAGTGAACTCCAATTGATGGATAAAGAAACGGTAGACAATGGCGTCCCCGAAGGCGTGTACAGATGTTTCTTCCTTGCCGAGCAGGACGGTGTGGAAGTGGAGAACCGCTTCCGTGCAGGCTTCCAGGTACAGAGCAAAAACTTCAACATACAAAAACCGGGAGAATACCAACAGGTAGCGAACCATTATTATTGGCGTTTATGTGTAGGGGCAAGCAAAGAGCCTATCAATGTCGGCATATACAAATTGCACTATATTGACCTCAGCATGGCGGATTGCGACACAGGTAGTGACATTCCGGCAAAGGGTGATACTGTAGCCCACCTTGGTGCACGAATCAAATGGAAAGGCATTGACAACAAGGACGTGACGGATGAAAGCAATATTGACGCACAGAATGCCATTGTATTCTCTTCTACCGATGTGTTCAGCCCGAGTGTTACTCTGTATCACGGTATAGACTCCTACTCCTACTTGAACAAGGAGTATGTTGAGTATGGCGTAGACAAAACTAACAACAAGGCGTTTTTCCATGTGTACGGTGATGCGTATATTGGGGACCGTGATGGTAACAGCTTTGTTAAGTTCACCCAAGGTGAAGGTGTGGAATTGAAAGGAAAGCTTCACATTCAAGAAGGCTCCACCGGTTCCGCCAATCTGACCGACCTTCCCGATGAGATATATAATGCCGTGCAGATAGGTAATGAAAATCTCTTATTAAATTCAGGGTTTACGGGTGATTATGATAGCATTGATATATCAGAATCAACACAAATGCAGGCAGACACAGAAGTTTATTCGCCAAAAATAAAGTACTGGGAAGGGGATGCGAATATCGTAGAAGACAGTGAAGCCGTGTCCGGTTACAGAGCAGATATCGGTTACTTGTCGCAAGAGGTTAACCTTATGTTGGAGGAGCAGTATGTGATAAGTTTAAGAGCCAAGGGTACATCTCTTACTGTCGGATATGGGGATTATAATTCTACAGAGTCTCTTGACGATACATATAAGAAATATGTGTATAAATTCACCTGTCGGTCATTAGGCGTTTTTTTTATTTCCGGCAAAGCATCAGTGTGCGATATTAAGCTGGAAAGAGGTACCATTCCGACCGATTGGTGTCCATCACGATTGGATACCGATAAATCGGCAGACAGATTCAAATACCTGCAATACATACAGGATGCAATCAAAGATGGTTCTGTAGACATTCTTGGTGGTTTGATTTTGGCTAACATGATACAGCTTGGGAACTACAAGAACGGAAAGCTTCAAAAAGTAACCGCAGGTATTTCAGGTATCTATAATGACGATGACGATGTGGCATTTTGGGCGGGTGGCAAACTTGAACAGGCTATTATGACCGTAATGAAGTTCCGTAACGACCCCAATTACCAGCCTACTGATGCGGAGTGGGCGAATATGGCAAATTTTGTTGCCACGCATGGCGGTGATGTATTTTTAAAAGGATATGTCTATGCATTAGGAGGCTTTTTCCGTGGAAGGGTTGAGACCTCTGTAGATGGGAAGCGAATTGTCATTGACCCGGAAAAGAATACGCTGGAAATGTACACGGCAGAAGGACACGCCACTTTGATTTTAAGATTTGACAAATCATCGGACGAATGGGAATATGGCGATCTCATCTTGCGGAAGTATGTCAATGATCAACTGGCACTCGAAACTACTGTATATCCGGAGCGTATCAGAATACAAAATCATGTTGAAAAAACGGATATCATGTTAAATCCCAACAACGTCTCGTTCTACGGCTCTAAGGGTGAGACATTATTGGTCGGGATGAAATCGGTATATAATGGGGTAAACGTGTCTAAGTATGTGGCGGATATAAGTTGCAGTCATTGGCCGGGTAAGGATGATGTCAGTACCGGACAAGTCTATGTGGATTATGAGACGGTGGAAGGTATTATAACTAATGGGATTTTAAAAGTAAAGAAATAATATGGAACTCAATACAGTCATTAAAACAGGTACCTGGTCTGATGCTGCCGACCGCATCAACAGTAATTTTAGCAAGACTTCCACTGAAGTCGAAAAAATAAAATTAAGCAGCACCCGCAGCAAGGGGCTGTATCCTACTATCGAGGCGTTGAAGGCTGCTATACCATCCCCGGTTGTAGGTGATTGGGCTGTAGTAGGTGATACCATACCGGGACCAATCTATCAATGCAAAACAAAAGGCACATGGAGTGCCACAGGTACGACAGGAGGAGGTGGAAGTATAGACCTGTCGGGATACTTAACAGCCGAGGAAATTGACGATGTGACATCAATATTATAGTTATGAGAATCAATTATCAGTCCGATTTTAAAATCATAGAGAAAAACCTGAATGGAGACCTGAAAACTCCTTTCCGGTTTACTTATCAAACAGTATTGTCGAAACCCGTTGTTGCCTCTTTCGATGGACACGATTACAAGAACTGTCGCAGGCTGGATGATGGCAGCCTGCTGGTTATTTTTGATAATCATGGCATGCGTCCGGGCAACCTGACGGTCAGACGCGAGTATTACCTTACTGATGCTGATTTTGCTGATGGTATCTGTAACCTTGTATCCATGGAGTTTACAGGCATCGTTCTTGTCAATGGCAAGTCTGATGACAGTACAGGTACAATTGACGTTTATCCAAACTACCAGAAAGGCGATAAGGGAGACCCAATGACATGGGAATCCATGACAGAGGAGCAGCGTACCGAATTAAAGGACTCTGTGGTAAAGGATGTGCAGAATGAGATGCTTTCTTCTTCTCCAATTTCCGATAAAGAATACGAAGATGTATTGAGTGGTTTCCTTTAATCGGGAACCGATAAAGAATAAATTTACGAATTAAAATAAGAATTATATGGCTAAAATTCATAAACTTACCAAAGGCGGACAGACTATTTATCCTGCTACAACCACTGATGCGGTGGTACATCCGACTACGCGTAAAAACCTTACGGAAAGTCTCTCTTTATTGGACAATAAAAACTTATTGTTATCATGTGTTACTTCGTCCTCTAATCTTATAATTAAGGATGGGGATAATTTAAACAATTGGGAAGACGATAAGATTTTAAACAATGATGGTGATATTGTAAAAAGTAATGGATATTCCACAACAGATTTCATTGAATATGAAGGACAATATGGAGCTTACTCAGCTCTAATGTATGAAGCGGCAAGCATTGGGGTTTCTTATCCTCTATTAGCATATTACGATTTAGCATCAAAGAAGCATATCAAATCTTTCTATCTAGTAGGAGGGCAAAGAACAATATTGATACCACCCGGATATTGTGTTAGAGTCTCGACTAGAACTAATTTAAAAAAAACTTTAATTTTTAAAGCCAGCGCAGAATTGGAAACGGCTCCATTTTCTGTGAATGAAATTCCTGATGAGTCTATTGATAATTCGAAAATTAAGAATAAAACGATTAGTACTGGAAAAATAGATGAAGGATTGTTTTCAAAACTTCAATATTCGGTCGGAATTATATCTAATGAAAATGTTGTTGGCAATGAAATTGCCATTAATTGGACTGATAATTATATATTATCGGCAAATGGACAAATAGTTGAATCAAAGGGTTATTCTGTCAGTGATTTTATTAATTATTCAGGAAATTACGGACAGTATCAAGCCTTAATGTTCTTTCCTTGTATAGATGCTATTAGTTATGGGACTGTTGCATATTATGATAAGGATAATCATAATTTCAAAGTATCATTCCCCGTTTTTGGCGCAGGAAAAACAACAATATTAATACCACCTAATTACGCAGTCAGGCTTGTAACCAATACGGACAGAAAGTCTAATATTATATTGGGCGTATCTACTAAAAAAAGAGAATTACCCGATAACATCGTAACCACTGAAAAACTAGCGGATAAATCTGTAACAAATGAAAAAATTTTAGATAAAAGTATCTCATTTTCAAAAATGAAAGAAGTTGTTTTTGAAGAGGAGAATAAAACAGAAAAAATAACAGCTAGCGAAGAAACTACCGAATTAAAGAAAGGCTTATATTATGGCGGACAATTCCATGAAGAACCGGAAGGTAATTTTTGGACTATCGTTTTCAAACAGGTCATAAATAAGTATGATAGTTTAGATTTGTCCAATTATGTTATAGGTGTTACAGGTGGAGCTATATTGGACAAAAATGGGGATGTTGTAGAAGAGTTCTCTACGGCAAATGGTGGAGATTCCGATTTCCAAGTACCGGTAAATGCTTATAAATTAGCGATGACAATAAATAAAAATTACCCCTATGGAAATTACGTCATTGGAAAGTATAAGGTATTATCTACAAAGTTTTCAATACCTGATTTGGTTTTGCAAAAAGGGCAATCGGGGGAAGTTACTTATAACGGCAATCAATGGTTCGGAAAAAAAATATGTATAATAGGGACATCAGTCGCGTATGGGAGTAACGCGGAGAAAGCTTATGCAAAAATAGCATCTGAAAGATTAGGATTTGAAATTGTACCAGCAGGTGTCCCAGGGTTAGCTATTCACGCAAAAATAGATAATGACCATGGAAGTATAATTGCACCATTAACATACGGCTCTACTTGTCTAAGTAAGGCTGAATATGAAGCTGCAAAACAAGCAGGTGCTACAACTATTACTATTCCCGAAACTCCTAAGCCAACTGACGGAAACAGTTGGAAACCTGGAGATGATAGTAATTACAATTCCTATTACAGAACATGGGAAAATGTTTTTTCTGCTAAAAATGCGGATGTTGACCTATGGGTTTATTCAGTTGTACCCAACAATACAAATTTTGAAAATGCTGATTGGGAAAACTTTAATAAAGACACTTGGAGTTATAACGATGGCAGAGGATTCGCTGAACATAGAACGACTTTTTTAGGTGCGCTGTTATTCTTAATGGACAAGATGTATACACTCAACCCTAACGCAAGAATGGTTCTTGTGTTAGATAGTGCTTTTGAATATGCAAATGGTAAAGCAGACTTTCAAAAAATATCCGAACTTTGGAATATCCCGATAATTGACCTTTGGAAAAAAATTAATACAAGTCCTAAGTCATTGCAAGTTATAAAAAGTAAAAATGGGACAGATAACCATCCAAGCACATTTGGCCAAGAAAGATTGGGAGATATGTTTACCAATGAACTTCTTTTAATATCATAAAAAAATCCCTGCTACCTGAGAAGGCATGCAGGGAAAAAACTTATGCAACAACCTCACTAGGCCTGTTGCTATGAAAAACACATGCAAATATAGTATTAATCTTAAAAACAGACAAAATGAAAGATGTAATTTACAACTTTATCCAACAACACATGATGACACACATCGTGCTGATTGCCTTATGTATCGCTGTCACTATTGGGGCTATGTTTATAGACCTGTTGACCGGAGTGATGAAAGCCAAACAGCGCGGTGAGGCAAGGACATCGACAGGTTACAAGAAAACGGCTGTCAAGGCAAAGAAGTACTTCACGCCATTCTTAGAATTGTGTTTCATAGACTTACTATGCTGTGTCGTTATCCCTTTTCCTGTCTTCTCCATGATTTGGACGGTCTATTGCATTTTTTGCGAATTTATATCGGTAAGGGAAAAATCGTGGGAAAAGGCGGAATTGCGCAAAGCAGAAAAGACAATGAGTGTGATAATTGAAAACAAGGAAGATATCGCAAAATTGGCTGCACAGATATTGTTTGAATCAAAGAAGGAGGAAAAGAAGGAATAAAAAAGCCGGTATCGCTATACCGGCATAGTTATCGTCATATCTTTATGAAAAGCAGTATAATTAAATACTGTCGCAAATATACATAAATTATTTAATATAAAAATATATAATATGAAATTAAGAGTAGAAAGATTATGGAAGAAACCCGCTTACACGGTGGGCAGACTGTTTGTAGACGGAAGGCTTTTCTGCAACACACTGGAAGACACCGTCCGCGATTTGAGCAATGAAAAGAAGGTATATGGCAAAACCGCCATCCCTTACGGAAAATATAAGGTGGTATATAATTGGTCTCCCAAGTTTGGCAGGAACCTGCCACGATTGCTTAATGTCCCTGCCTTTGAAGGTATCTTGATACATCCGGGGAATACTGCCGATGACTCTGCCGGCTGCATACTTGTCGGAAGGAATACGGAAGTCGGTCGATTGACCGAATCCCGATATACATCCGATAAGCTCAATGTGCTGATAGAGGATGCGCAGAGAGGGGGAGAAAGCATTACAATTGAAATTGTATAGAGCAGCTTGGCAGGGTTGCAGGCTAAAAAACAAGTTGAAATGAAATGGCTTCCTTACATATTACTGATTGTACTCGCTTTCGGTTTAGGATGGTTCGCAAAGCCATCCCCCGAAGCAGTTATAGAGGCAAGAACGGATACGGTATTCAGCTCAAGCCTTGTGATAAGAAGGGATACGGTTCCCTACTACCTTCCTACTCCTTTGATTTGCTGGCACACGGGCGATACTATCCATGTAGGTGATACGGTGCTCCCTGTCGAGCAGAAGATATACCGGGACAGTAACTATACGGCTTATGTCAGTGGCTATAACCCGAACTTGGACAGTTTGAAGGTATATCCTAAGACTGTCACGGTTACTAATGATATCCATCATGTCATGAAGATAAAACCTCGTAGATGGGGTATGTCAATCACTGCCGGCTATGGATTTGGCAAGGATGGGCTATCACCGGCTGTCGTGGTTGGATTAAGTTATAGAATTTGGTAAAACGTATAATATGGACGATATTCAGATTTTTAAGAATGAGGTTTTTGGCGAAGTGAGAGTAGCCGGGACCGGTGAAGAACCGTTATTCTGCCTTGCGGATATTTGTAGGATACTTGATTTACATACAGGTATGACCAAACAGAGGTTAGATGCAAAGGGTATAAGTTTGATTGACACCCCTACAAATGGGGGTGTACAGCAGCTTATATATATAAGCGAAAAGAACCTCTATAAAACGATTATGCGCTCAGATAAGCCACAAGCCGAACCTTTCCAGGATTGGGTATGTGGCGAAGTTCTGCCTTCTATCCGCAAACATGGCGGTTATCTTACACCCGACAAGATAGAAGAGGTATTGAGCAATCCGGATACCATTATACGTTTGGCGATGCAACTTAAGAATGAGCAATCCAAGAGAAGGGATGCAGAGCAGCATATAGCCATCCTGACCCATACGAACAAAACCTATACGGCTACGGAAGTTGCAAAAGAAATAGGTATGCGTTCGGCTGCTGAGTTGAACAGATGGCTTGAGAGCGAGAAAGTACAGTATAAGGTAAACGGAACATGGGTGCCTTGTGCCGGTTATGCAAATTTGGCGTGGTTTGAAATCAAGCAGGAAGAGCTGGACAGCGGACGTATAATTTATCATAGGAAGATTACCGGTATTGGCCGTGACGGAATCATTAATCTTTATCAAAAGGGAGGTTCAAAATGAAATAGAACACTATACCGAGGATTATCCTCACAACGCTACGAGTAGAAGCGTAGCAATTACTCAAAAATAACAAAAGCAGTTCTTTCGGGGGCTAAGAATTAAAAAAAAGCCCCCAACATACATCATATTAATATTGCCACATAAAAACATGATAAAGCATAAGATACCTGATGTTGGGGGCTAATATCTTCAACATAAATATCTTATGCTTTGTTCATCAAAATCTCATGTTTTATGTGGCGAGGCAAAGATAAGCATAAAAATTAGAAAAAACTATGTGCAAATCAGAAATCTTTGCCAAGATAATTAATATTGTTTCAAAAGAAACCGAAGTGCCTGTAGACCAAATATTATCCTCTGATAAAAACATGGAAACAGTGGATGCCCGGTATCTTCTTGTGTCTCTCCTGTCTGAAAGCGGCATGTACCCTTCACAAATAGCCGTTCATATCCACAAAACCAAACGTGCTGTCAACTACATGATATCAAATTTCTATGAGAGGATGGAAAGTGGGAAAATGTTGAGAATATATTGGGATAATATAAAGAAATCATTGGGAAACAACTGATTTTACATAAGTTACAACATATGTACTTTTGCATACGGTCAATTTTGACCGGGATACAAAATACAAATACTTATGGAACGAACTTATGTTTTTGGAGATCCGTCAGGTAATGGAGGTGCTGCTAATAATCTGCTTGCCTCCATCCTTCCGTCTTTGCAAAACCGTGGCATTGACACAGGCTATCTGATGGGGTTACTTGGCAACGGTAACGGCAATGGTGGTTTCTTTGGTAACAATGGCGGTTTTCAGGACATCATCGCATTGATTGTGATTGCAGCCATCTTCGGTAACGGAAACTTTGGATTCGGTGGCAACAACAATAAGGGTGCCGATGAAGGAAGAGAAATGATCATGCAGACACTTAACCGAAACGGTGTAGACATTGCATCATTAGCCCAAGCAGTGAACACCTCTTCAGACCAAATCCTTGCCGGTATTAACTCTGTATCACAGGCAATCTGCGGTCTCGGTAGTCAAATGGGTCAGAACACCAACAGTATCCTGACTGCGATTATGCAAGGTAACAACGCTCTGACATCTCAGATTTGTAGCTGTTGCTGCGATATGAAACAGCTTGTAACCACACAAGGATACGAGAGCCAGCTTGCAATGTGCAACCAAACTAACGCATTAATCAACACTGCTAACCAAAACACATTGTCATTGCGTGACGGTGCTACTGCAAATACGAATGCTATCCTTGCCAAACTTGATGCAATTCAAAATCAGGCATTACAGGACAAGATTGCATCTCTTACTGCGGAAAAGGCTACTTTAACAGCCGAAATATCCCAGCGTAATCAGAACGCCACTATCCTGAGTGCAGTAGGACAACAGATTGCTCCTTTGGCAGCCGGATTGCAGGCATTACAAGGAGACGTAGATAAAATCAAATGCAAGCTCCCCAATACTGTGAGTGTTCAATACCCCAATTTAACCGCTATTAATACAGATTGTTTCCGCGCAGCCGCCTACGGTGCATATATGGGTGACGCTGTATACGGACGTAGTGGATGTGGTTGCAACAACTACTGGGGTTAATCCGGTAAGAAAGGAGGTAGATATGTGGCCTAACTTTTTTACAGGATTCCCATCCCTATTCCCATCAATCGGAAGAACAAATTTCAACACTCTTCCTACGGTGGCTGTGACCGTCGGCACGGAGAATGTTACTTTGGAACTTCCTAACCACGCATTCCGTAACAGGGATTATGTTGGAGGATTCTATATCAGCCTCCGTCAGGCTATACCTGCCGGCACGACTGCAACTCTTCCGATACTGATAGGGACTAATGGGGACACAAGACCGTTGATGGCTTATAACAATGAGCCTGTAACTGTTGAAAACTTAGCCGGAACAGGCATCTATGAAATTCACTATAACAAGTACACCAACGAATTGTATCTTGTTAATGGTGGATACAGACCGACAACGACTCCGGCTCCTACAGCAGAAACAGCTTCTTTAAGGAGCAAGTAATAATTAACATGGAGTTTTGTGGTGATTTCCAAAATGGAAATAGCCACACTCCTTTAAAATCAAACAATCATGTTTCAGAACTTACGAGTAAACAGTACATTATATCTTCTTCATAGAGGTGCAAATCCAAGTTTGGAGTGTGGGCAGGTCGTTAATGTAAGCCCCATAAAAACCATATATAAGACTGTTCCCAACATGCCTTATCCGCAGCCGGTACAGGTTATTGATTTTGTCGTGAATATAAACGGACAGAATGTCAATTTGCAAGAGATACCGGCTAATGCCAATATTGCCGATGATATTAAGACAGGGATGCTGATTACAGGGTCAAGAGACGAAATGAATACTGAGGTCCTTACCATGAAACAGAAAAGTGAGGATGTCCTAAAAAGTGTGGAATATCATCAGAACTTTCTTAGGGTATGTGACCAAATGCTTGCCATGCTGAACCCTGAATTTGCAGCCAAGCAACAGCAGGAGCAGGAAATATCCGCATTGAAAGGGCAAATGTCCAATATGGATAAGAACATGCAGGAAATGAGCAAAAATATGGCTGACCTCATTGCACAGAATCAGAAGTTAATGGAACAGCTCGGAGTGGTTGAAGCATCTAAAAACAAGAAATGATTATGGGAATGTGGGAAATATTAGAAGAAGGGCGTGACGATTACGGACGCAGCTTCGGTATGAGAGGTGACGAAGTGGAGGAAGCCTACAAGGAAGGCTGCCGCAAAGGTTACGAAAAAGCCATGAGAGAGATGCGCGGAGAGATGGGTTTCCGTGATGGTGGGAGAAGTTATTCAGGTGGTGGAAACTCATCCGGCATGGATGAGCGCAGATACCCCGGATACTTTCCTGAATATCCGCGTATGGATGAAATGGGCGAACGCAGACGCAGACGCTCTAACGGTGAATTCTATTAATAACAGGAGGGGTGAAACGCCCCTCTTTTTAAATTAAGGCTATGGAACAAAGATTAGATACATATAGCAAATTCCCATCAGGAATGCAAGAATACCTGGAATCATACGGATTCCATTTCAGTAAAAAACTTTACGAATGGGCTGTTTCAAAAATGAAAGTGAAAGACGAGGCAACAGGCAAGGAAAAGAAACTTGACCCTTGGAGTAAAGATGAGGTGGACGATATGCTCAAAGCAAACGGAATTACCATCGAACACGACAAAGGATATGACGTTGCCTATGTTGCAAATATGTTGAAAGCGGATTTTTTCAAAAAATCATTGGTTGACGAAGCACATTTGTGCAAACACATAAAGTGCTACCTTGATGATATTGATGGGGACCCTTGCAGGGCGTTTGATGAATTCTTTGCCACCTGCATCGGTAAAGGAGTTCCTGTAATTTGGTCTGATGTTATATGATTGTTCAGGAGTTCTACATACCGAAATATGGGGATTGGCACGTCAAGGTGTATTATGCGGTACACACTTATTGGGCTAAGGAAATCATTACCGACCTGTACCGTATAGGATGCAGGGGGGATTCCCTCAAACGTGCGTATCACAACCTGACGGAAGGCAGGATGAATACCGGACTTACCTATTCGGACTACAGGAGAAGAGAGACGGTAATGGTGCTCTCTTTGACTTCTACCCCCGAACAATTTCAAAATTCGTGGGACCACGAAAAAGGTCATTTATGCCGGCATATCTCCAAGGCTTTCGGAATTGACCCTTATGGAGAGGAAGCACAATATCTCAGCGGATATGTCGGTCAGAAGATGTTTCCTGTTGCCAAGAAATTCTTGTGTGAACATTGCAGAAAGGGAATGGAAAAATAATAATCGAACAGAAGCGTTCTTTGACTTGTTGGAATTACCGCTAAATTTAAAGTGTTAATAGCCATCTTTGGTATTGTCATATTGATATAATTGCCTATATTTGCGTCATATAGGAGTACTGGTATGTACAACAGCATTATCTTGCACTATAATAAGAAATTTACAGGAATACCGTAATTAGATATCTTTCTGTAAATATTAGTATTATTTTCTTGTACTATGAATAAGGTAATTAATATTCCAAATGCGGATAGAGATGAACGGATAGGTAGTGTTTTTAACCATTTATTTTCTGTCATTTTTGCGAATGAACAAATAAGGGATAATGATGTTCCTGTTTGGGATTTTTCAAAAACCTCATTTTTCCATCCATTTTTTTTGTTCCCATTTGCCATATATAAAAGCAAATGCAAGAACGTACAGTGTAAAAATGTGGTTGGGTATATGAAAAACTATTTAGAATGTGTTAAGTTCTTTGATATGCTGACGATAAAAGATGACATGGACCTAAATAGTGCGTTGAAAGAATATTTAGGGAAAAGTTATATCCCTATATGTCGCTTTAGTCGATTGAATAAGAATATAGATTCAATGCAGACCATTATTCAAGGAGTTATTGAAAAACAGAAAAATTTAGATTTAAAACTTAAAACTCCACTTTCGTATTTGATTAGTGAGTTAATTTGCAATATAAATCAACATTCTGATAGTGATTATGGTTATATATATACGCAATATCTGAAACGTGAGAATTGTTTGGATATATGCATTGCTGATGATGGAATAACAATTTATGGAAGTTATGTCAAGTCACAAAAGATGCTTGATAAGATAGGTGACAATGAAGCTGAAGCATTGAAATATGCAAATGAAGGATATTCGACTAAAGATCTTCCCGATGCTGAAAGTAGAGGATTTGGTATATCATCTACTAAAAGTATGATTGTGGAAGGTCTTGGAGGAGCATTCTTTATGTTATCAGGAGGGGCATTTCATAGGCATGATGCATCTGGTGGAAGTGATTATGTAAAATTGCCTGATACTATTAATTGGAATGGCACGATTATACTTATGAGAATACCATTGACAGTTAGTGAAGAATTTGATTATACGAAGTATATAAAATAGGAGGTATTATGAAAGAAATAATTAAGCTTCATGATCTATTAGGATCTGAAATACGCTCACGTTCTAATGCTGAAATTTTACGAGAAAAAATAGCAGAGCATAGTGGTTCTATAATTGATTTAAGCGATGTTTCTTTTATTTCAAGATCATTCGCTGATGAACTATGTATCTTAGTAGAAAAACATATTATTCAATTACACAATGCCAGTGGTGTTGTGCAAAATATGCTATCTGTTGTTTCTGAAAGTAGGAAGAAAAAAAGAGTTAGAAAGACTGATGATACTAAAATAAAAGAATTTGATGATATGGAAAGTTTGACATCTTTTCTGGCTACAATTTGATAAGAATGTATTTCTAGGCATATCTATTGAAAAATATTCACCGAAAACTTAAAAGGCAAATATCAATAAAGTCTTGTTGATTCAAAATAAATCAGAGCGGTAATTCCCAACGGTTTTACCGCTTTTTTTTATGCTAACATAATATGAAAGAAGATAAGTTGAACATATTGCTTGAGCAATCGGATGATATTCCTCATTGGGTATTCTGCCAACTGCTAGCCATGATACAATGGAACGTTTAGAGAGGTGGATTTGTAAAATGATTCCCTTTGTTGTTTTGATGAAGGTGGCTTTGTTGTGCGGCTAATTGAAGTTTATGGGATATTTGGGATGAACTACCTATCATTTGATTATCCATAGCTTGTTAGTGTGAAGAAAAGGGGACCACCCGATTAAGAATGATCCCCCCCCAAAAAAATGGTTACTTTATAAGGACTCGCATTTGAAAACCCCTAAATCTTCAGTTTAGCGGTAGTTCACAAAGTGAATGCTGCTACTGCCCGCACCCTGTAACTGTAGCACTTGTTGCCGTTGCTCGTCTGCCCACTGAAGAAGTGTACGTACCAACTGAGGCTGAGACTGTACTCAGTACTGGACCAATACCATGTGGAGGATAACGGTTCTTTGCCTATGTACCTCAGCACATCGTTTATATTATCTTGATAATGAGCTATTAAATTAAGCTGTCCTAATGATGGGATATATTCGTCATCTTTCAGCAGATTAGACAGTTTAGGATTTCGCTCAATCAGTTGAGCAGTGTTACGCTGTCCATTCATATCAAATAATGCATCACATTCACGCCCATAATAGATTTGATTTCCAAATTCCTCTCGGCTGTCATTGTCAAGCAGCTGAACATCCTTATGCTCCGTCAACGAGATGGCAAACGATACGTCTTTATGCTTTAATCCGATGTATCGTACACAATCTTTGAAGTTATCGCCGGTAAACGGTTCTGCATGTCCGTCTTCGTAGATTAGATACAAGCCGTTGGTCCAGTCTGCCCTGTCTTCTTTAGTCGGCATCACAACCGATTGGCGTAAATTTTCAATGTTAACCTTCATCGTCTTATTGTTTTTAGATTGTTGCTCAATACTTTTTCCTATTTTTGTTTTCTCTCAATTCATTGTATCTCATCTTCTGATTGATGTGCCATGTGAGGTCTATGTCCAAATGGTTGGCAAGCCCGAAAATAGCCAATAGCATGCCATTTAATTGCTTTTCTAATGGATAGTCATATTCATACGCATATCTGATGGGAATTGTGGATATAGCATATATACTTTCTGTAAAGGTCTCATCCTCGCAACTTTCCTCTGCCTCATATAACATTTCTTCCGTAAAATCCTCGATGTCTATCTTACGCAATCCGCACAAATCAAGCAGGCGTATAGCTGCATCGGCAAGTTCATCGGGAAGTGTATCTTTTACATTCTTTTCAAAGGAACACTTAAATCGCTTTTCTTCTTCCACTAATGCAGGATAGCAATTATAGTCCATTTCAAAACGTGATTTACATTTCTTTCCTAATCTTCCCTTTCTATCTGCCTCCACAGCTTCCATAAGCTCGGATATAACTAAACAAAGGTGGTGTTTATTACTCAATTCCTCATTGTGAAAACCGTGTTCACAAGCGGTTTTATAAGCGCGATCGCGCAATTCGTTTAAATTAATATTGTTCATTTCCTTATTCCTAATTTGATTTCTTCGTCCTTGATTATTCTCCAATCTTATCGGTCATACCGTTCCTTATTTATCCACATCTTTGCGGTTCCAAGAGCTGGGTGATGTAAACAATGTCGTTACGATATGGCACATGACGGACGCATTTTTCTATCTCATCAAACCTATTCTCCATGCGTCTGTGACACTTGCTTACCAAAATTAAGGTAAAAATGCCAAAGTACAAAAATTTAATGGGGCAAGTACGGATTTAAATATTAATTCTGCTGTTTCCATACTTATTTAATCATAATCAATAGCTTTGCAGTCCAATAGAATATCACGCAATATAACACATATCCGAGTAATCTTTCGCAAGTTTGCGAAGGTTCTAATCCTATAATAAAGTCCCACATATTATACTCATATACACAAATTAGATATGATATGATGACAGATGCCAATACATATGTGAATTTTCTCATAATCATATAAGTTTTAATGCTTCCTGTAATCCTGCCTCAAGTGCTTCTTCGTAGCTTTTATAATGCACCAAAGGTCTGTTTGGCAATTCTATTATATCATGTTCCGGAATTGTCAGTATTCCATATACCCAATAGTCTCCACGCATATAGAATATTTCAATATGCAGGTTCTTGGTTTCACGCAGCCACTTTTGGGCGATAGATTTAGTGGGTGTAGTATATCCACAACCTATTTCGTTAAAGAAAGAATTTGTAGAATGCAATCCCATTATATGTAAATCTTCGTCTGCATAAGCAAATTCGCAAAACTCATTAAATCCTTTCTCTTTCAGCAGCTTCGCGGTCTCTAATGTTACAAGTTCTTCGGTCATAACTATATAAATAATGCGATTACTGAAACAATAGTCATAATGAAAAAGATTAATGCAAGACATTTCCACATTTTTGCAGTAGCCTCCAAACCGTGTTTCTGCTTGTCAAATTCGCTTAATGCGTAATTCAAAGCCTCGTCTTTCAGTCCTTTAAACTTATTGTTCAAGAACTCGGTTATATCGTCTGCAATAGTATATTTCACCCTTTCCGATATGGATATTGGATAGCCCCTTTCGTCATAATTTATCTCATGCAGTAAATCATGATGAAAGAGATATGGCACACCATTCACTTCATAAGAAACCCTTATTCCGCCCTCTTTGGTGTATCTCAAAAACATCTCTTCGGAAAGCTCCTTTATCCTTACCTCATTCAGTTCGGACTTTTCTTTCAGGTTATTAAAATATTCCTCGTCAACAATCACACAATTGTTTTCAAGTTTCATTACATGTGCTTTCATTCTTTTTTATTTAAAGTGTTCAATCAGTTCATTTACGGAAGCCTTATGCCATTTAAGAGATACTTCTAATATACTGTCATAGCCTTTATTATAAACCCAAACTCCTTCAGGTGAAATAAACCATTGAAACTTATCGGTATTATCTCTCAATGCAGCGATAGCCAGGAAAAGTTCCTCGTTGATTCCGCAATCAATTCTTCCTTTCTTGGTGACAGTATCTACATCATATACCACTCCATATAAATTACCATAAGACGTTATGATAGCCTTTCCCTCTTCGATACTTTTATGATTTCCCTTGCCGTCATAATTATGTGCATCTAAAGTTGTATCACCAGAATTAAGGATTTCATATCCCAACTCTTCCAGTTCCTTTCTAAGTTCCTTTGTATTTTTGCGAATAAAGCACGGTGTTGTAAATCCCATAGTCATTCTTCCTTATCTATCTTAATATCTGTTACTTTACCACGATTGATAAAACGTTCATCAGAATTATGCCTTCCAGCAATTAATGTACATAAGAAAAAATCTATTTTATCGCATTTTTCTTCCAAGCTGCAATTGTCACACGAGTAGTTTTCTCTCATTGGCACAATTTCATGCAGCACTCCGTCTATTATTATTCCGTTCTTTATTTCCATCTGTTTCTTCTTTTAGATTCAATTCGTTCCCAGTCAATCCAAATAAACATAAGTATAGGAATGACTATCAATAATGACAAGCAAAGTATTACTATTTCAAGAAAATCGGTTACTTCCATGATTAGTTCCCTTTCAATTTCTTTATTAGTGCATCGGCTGCTCTCAAGGAACCTATTGCAATATCATCATAAGTTTCACTGTCATCGTTTATTCCTAAAGCAATACAATACCCTTGCATAGCGGATTTTGCCAATTCATAACGCCTTTGCTCCCAATCAACACTACTTCCTAATTGAATAATTTCTATATTTTGATATGGGATTGCGCATACACTCCCTTTTAGAAGAATACTTAATTTAGTCTTTTCTACATCGTCCCAGCACAAGACATCTCCAATTTCTCCAGTTGATTTTATTCTTGCTTTCATCGTCCCATTCTTTATTTAATCGAAATACATTACTTTCTTACCTATACACACTTTGAACCTTGAAAGAACTTCACTATGTTGTGTAATATTATTGGGATTATATTTGTTAATAAAACATCCAGTACGTTTATGGTATCTGACACAAGCATTTTCAGGAGATTTAGCCAATATCTCTTTCTCATCGCTAAAACTAGAAAATAAATTATCTCTGTATGATACCTTATACCACTTCACTTGGCTTCTTATCTTTTTAAAATACTTTGATTTCATTGTTTAGTCCTCCGTTTCTGTTTCAAAAGTGTTGTATTCAATATCGGCATTACTAACGCATTTGGGCATGTTCTTATCCCGTTCTTCCTTGCTCAAATAAAGAAATATATCTTCGTCAGGATTGGAAGAATAACTATTTCCATTCCAGACTGTTCTAATTATTCCATATATCTTCATAATCAGTCTCCTTTCTCTCTAATCTGTTTCACGAATACATTTTTAAAATGCAAATTTTCACCTCTCTCTATGCTATGCAAAAACAGATTGTATTCAGCTTCTGAAAAATGAGAATAATACTTCGTAAAACATGTTGGACACTCTTTTATAGAGACTATCCCAATACGAGCTTCTGCAATCCCACAGATATGCTTATAGTAATCGTTGAGAATACTTGTACCACATTCGGGACATTCAAAGACTAACGCATTATAGACCCCGACAAAGGGAATCTTATATTTGTTATCTATGTCCATATTCAGTTCCTTTCTCTTTAATCCGTTCTAGTACATCCTTGTTGGTTCAATAGCTCACTAATGTTATCTATGACTTCCCCATCTGTCAACGTATCATCCAAGATGATAGATTTAATCTGATTTGAAAGCCATGATGTGCCATTTTCAAAACTAAGAGCAATCATTCCCTTAATATCGGAAACGCCATTAGGAATTCCGTTTGCTCCGAATGAATCAATTACTGATTCTGCATATTCTCTTGCTGCTTCTTCTAATTTCTGTTTCATATCTAATTTATTTGAATTATTCATCTTGAAAATCGTCAATCTCAAACTCCCAATCCATTGCATCCTCTTGTCGGATATTATCTATTAACCATTCATTTGCATTTTCAAGCTCACCATCCCATTCAGGTACATACCCACCTTCATCATAGGCTTTAGCTAATTCGTCATAAACTTTGTCAGGGACTTCAACATCACTAAGTCCAACTCTATAAGTTACCTTGATCGTTAAATCTTTAATCTTCTTCATTTCTTATCTGATTTACATTAATTCAATTATAACCTTTTTTAAATTAACATATAAAGGTATTGCTGACATACCCCCATTGCAATCCAACTGCCTTAAAGAGGGAACAACCTCCCCGTTATCATCAATCTCATAATATGCAATATAGGCTAACTTCTTCGCTTCGGGGACCAATATCCTTTCATTGTTCAAAGGAGAAAACCTTTCATGAGCCGGGACCGTTATACAGATCTTGCTTCCAACAGGAAGTCCTTGGTTGGATTCAATGTATTCCTTTTCCAGCTGTTCCTTTTTGCCGTTCAATTCTTTTAGCTTTAAATCAATGGCATTTCTTTTGCTCAAAAATTCTTCCTTATTCATTCGTCATTGAATGTTCTGATTTATATAATCCACAATCTTTTCCAATCTACTTGAAGAAAACAAATGATTATTAAGCGTTCGCTTGCCTTCTTTCCATTCGTAAAATAATTGGTAATATGGTGGATTGAGTGTCCGGTCAACCTTTATACGATATTGATTAGTGCCATATTCAGTTATAAGATTCTCAATATATTCGTCCGAATTTTCTAAATCAGTAACAAATACCATCTTATCAGTAGTAAGTATCATCTTTTAGTTCCTTTCTTTCTCAGTTTTGAATTAATTACTTCCACTAAGCCTCCTTAAGCTGTCCATTGACTAGCATATACCATGTGTCAGCCTTAACCTTTTTCCCGTCAACTTCAAATGCCTTAACCTCTTTAATCGGGTAGGTATCACCGTTCCATTCTCCACGCTCTGCGAGGACTATCCAGCAACCTATAGCTCCCTTAGCCTTACACCCGTATCCGGCAGCAAGAGCAATGCTATCCTTGCCGGTAGCTGACGCTGCACCTCGGTAGCCTGTAGCTGACGCTGCACTATAGCCGCCTGTGGCTGACGCTGCACCATAGTTGCCTGTGGCTGACGCTGCACCATAGTTGCCTGTGGCTG